GGTTGGATGGTCTGTGGTTGCTGCAACCTCTTATTGTGTGGTGAATTAGTGGTGGATCTCTTTAGGGATATTATAGCATAGATTAGTGGGTTGGAAAAGTTTGTAAAAAAAAAGCAGCTCGCGAGACTGCTTATAAAAACTTATACGTTTTTTATGGCTCAAAGTCCATTACAGTTAAAACATTAAATCTCTTACAAGAAGCTAAACACTTTGCAGTGATATGTAAACATATATGCAGTTGGGATATCTCCTCTTCTATATACAGAATATCATATTGTACAAAAATAGGCAATTATTTTTATATAATAATAACAAAATAAATATGATCTGTTTCCATTTATTGTCAATATATTACAATTTTGCTATAATATACATATTTAATTGAACTTATACTTTTATATGCAAAAGAAGGATATATATGACTAAACCTAAGAATACAGATGCTCTAATGAAACATTTACGAAATGAATGTAATATAGAAATTCATGGAAGTAAACAGAAAAAACAATTGATAAGCTATGGATATTACCACGGATACAAGGGATATCGTTTTTTTAAAAAGAAAAGCACTAGAATTCCATTTACCAATTTTAGCGAAATTGTTGCAGTAATTGAATATGATAATAACCTAAAAGCTGCTTTATACCCTGAATTAATGTTTATTGAAACTGCTCTAAAAAATATTGTATGTAATGCATCTGTAGATGGACTTAAATATAGTACGTTTGATTATATTTACAAAGAACGTATGAATGACGATACAACAAACTCAAATCTACAATTAAATCGTTTATGCTTGCGAAATAAAATATATAGTAGATTATCTGATACATATAAGCATGAAGAAACCAATGATAATAAAATGGTTAGACATTTTTATAATAGAGGACAAGATGCTCCAATATGGGTGATTTTTGAAATACTTTATTTGTCCGAATTGGGAAATTTTTGCTTCTGTCTAAATAAAAATACTCGAATAAAAATATTGAAGCAATTAAAAATGTATGATACTTCAATAGATACAAATGGAAATTTATTATCTTCTACCATTTTCGCTTTGAAGTCTTTGCGAAATAGTGTTGCTCATAACAATATTATTTTTGACGCACGCTTCAAAGATCGAAAAGTCTCAACTATTTTAAAAAGATGGACAGAAAATGAGACAGGAATTAATAATATTACATTATATTCATTAATTGATTATATAATTGTTATATGCTGTATTCTTAAAAGAATTTCATTTAGTAAGGAGCGTTCAAAAACATTACTACGAAAATATGAGGAAGAGACGAAAAAATTACAAAATAATGTAACACCAGAAATATATAACATAATTATACAACAAAATGTTCCAGAAAAAATACAGGGATTAAAAGAATATATAAATCGTTAAAAATATCTTGCATATTTTTCTATTTGGTGTATAATATAAATATGGATTGAGGTGTATGTTTTCGGACTGCACTGGGGGAGTCACTCTGTGGCTCTCCATTTTTGTTTTATATAAACTTTTAAAAGCCCAGGCACTCGCCCAGGCTTTATGGTGTGTTAGTTTTCTACCGTTGGCTTCGGCATGGACATAAGCTCCTTCAGCTCTTCAATTGTGTAACCGTTAGAATCCATGAGATCTGCGAGGGCTGTAAGCTGGGCTGCACGTTCGGCTTTAGATTTCTGGTCTTTTAAAATAGCAAGTTCTTTATCAATATTTTTCTTCTGTTCTGATAATACATTAATCTTCTCAGTTAATTTTTTAATTTCTTCATCAATTTTTGTAAGTTTTGAATTAAGCACTTCTTCTTTTGTTCGTCTTGTTCTTGCTGCCATAATAAAATTCCTCCTATTGGATAATTTTATAATTATACTACTCCATAACAACTAAAGTTTCAAGATAATTTTGAAATTAATGGCATATTTTTAAATAATAATATATGGCACTCATTGTATAAAAATTTTTTCTATTGTCATATACCATTGAGTCTATTTCTCTACCGCAAAAATTTATTCCATGTTTTTTATAAAAACTAATTATGTTACTTCTTAATCCCCAATTTTCTTTTCTAATCGACAAATAATCAATACCAATATCTTTTATGTCTTGTTTATAATATCTGTCAATTGTGTATTCAACTATTTTATCAAGCATTTCATTTGTGTTATATTCTACATCAGAGTTAAGATTTATCATTTCTAGTGGAGATAATTTTTCTCTTACTCTTCCATAACCAATATAACGTATTTCACTATTATGCAATTTGCACTTGTGTATAGGACATATCGGTAACATTCGTATTTGATGTATATTATGCCAATATGCTTCTCCATATTTTTTACGATCCTCAATAATACACATTGGACAATATTTCAATTGTCTATTTTCGCTACGTGGTCTTCTTATATTAAGCTCTGTTTTATAGCAGTCCGTTTTTAAATTATAAAGGAATTCATTAGCATAGTCATTTGAACAATACCCTGTATAAACATAAAACATTGTATGATGTTTTAACAGATTTTCTATTGATATAACTTTCTCAATATTATTTTCGGTATCTTTATTAATATTTCCAATAAATAATTTACTAATAACATTTGTACTGTTTACAAATAGTTCTTTTGCAATCTCATGCTCTCTCCATATACCGCTATTTACAAGATATCTACAGAACCAGCTGTAAACTGTTTCGTCATCATAGATGCTAGGAAATCTGTTTGTCATATTTTTATTTCCTCCACTATAATTGATTGTTTAAGCAGTTTTATAAAATCAATATTTTTTTCCTTAGATATTTTCAATATCGCTTCAATGTTATTAAACTCTTTTATTACGCAATCTTGTGTGATATTATTTGTTCTATCAGATACTATGTGTTTATTTTTCTTTTTATCGACTTTGTTAATGCTTGGTTGTATAAATTTGTGATACATTTCAATCCTATTTTTGTATGCTTCATTCAATATATTAATATTAATCTTACTAACTCCTGACATTATAGCAATTTCCTGAGCATCGTGTAATAATGATATTACAATTGAAATGTTACCGCAGGAATGGTCATATATCCATTTATAAAACTCTTCATTTATTGTTGCATTTTTTATAGTATATTGATATCTAAATAATATATTGCATATGTTTTTAAAGTACTCATCATAAGAAAGTGTTGTATATTTAAGCCCCATAGTTCTTCTGGCAAGATGTTCTGCACCTTCAAAAAATAACACGCTTTCCGGAGTCCCAACCATACAAATACTTATTCCACTATTGTTGATAAGCTGTGTAAGAAATCCTATTATATTTTTACCGTTTTTTGAGTTTGCAACATTTTGTATCTCATCAATGATAAGAACACCTATATTATTTATGGCTATTGTACTTATTTGGCTTATAAGGGCATCTGTAGTACATTTATCAATAATTTTCCCATTTAAATATTGTGTTTTAAGCATATTGTTTATCTTCATCAAAATTTCGATCGCAAGACCTTTTACAGATGAATCAAATGGGCATTGTACAGTTACAAATGGAATTATATCTGAGAATAAATTGCAATCAAATTTACAATTTTCAACAATAACATCTACTGCCCTGTTAACGGCTGTACTTTTACCAATACCTGAACTCCCTATTATTGTAAATGAATCAGATCCGCCAATTATACTATTAGAGTTTCCTGTTAAAAATCTTTTGTAATTTTCGTATCTTTGCTGTGATGCCAATTTTGAACTCTTCTTTTTTAGTGAGTGATATAAAGACAAATATAATTTGTTATAAATCTCTATGGACATTTTAGATGGAATATAAATATCATATAGATTTGATAGGGCAATCAGTCTTTCTCCAATGTCCATATTTTTAATCTCTTGATCATGTTTTGGGGCAATAGATAAAGTTTTTATAAGTTCATCTCCTGATAACATTTTTGGCAATATTTTTGTATAATCATCCATTTAAGATATCCTCCATGAAATCAATATGACATTTTCTTTTAGCTCTATTTTTAACAGATGTAACACATTTCATATTTAATTTTTGAGGTTTCTGTACATTAGCCACTATCTCTTCTAAAGAATTTGCCAAATTAATTTGTGCCTGAGTGTTACTATTACAATGATTATTTACGAGTTTTCGATGTTCTTTTTCGATCAATTCTACATCAGTTAACTCTTTTCCATTATACCTACTTTCAATCAATTTAAACTGTATATAACACCCATTTTCTATAAGCCATACATAACTTACATTATCTGGATTATAAGCAACCGTTACTTCCCCACCAACCAAATATTTTTCAACATAATTCTCATTTTTGTACCTCATTTTATTCACTTTAAGTCCAAATCTGCTAAATACGCCAGTGGTCCTTGGAAGTAATGTAAGCATAATTTGTTTCAATGTTACCGGTATTAAGTTAGCTCCTGGAGATAATTTGCTGTACTCAAAAATATTATTTGCATATGGCTTAATATCGTTTTCTATCATGTCTTCTGTATAAGGGAAGTTCTTTAAAATACGCTGCGAGTTATAATACACAATACATCGCACTATGATTTTTTCAAAGTCTTCTATTGTCAAACATGCATCTTTTCTATAATCATGTACGCCTCTTTCAAGAAAATCAGGTTCAACTATACCTTTATTTTTTAAATAAGGTTTGTATGTTTCTTGAATGATATTAAAAAATTTTTCTACAACACCTTTTAATTCAGGACGGTATGGTGGCAAATTTTTTAGTGTAACTCCAAGCTCAGTTATTTGTTCGAAATTTTCAGATACATATTCTTTTCCCATGTCAGTAACAAATGTCCCTGGGATTTCAGATATGTTCCACTGATCATCGTTTATGAATATACCAAGTTCTTCACAATGTTTCTTTTTATTGGATACCATATTTTGCATAAGCACCTTTAAACTATAAATGCCACCTTCCCAAGTTAATGCATAGCCATAACAAAAACTGCTATATGCGTCTATACAAACTGTTAATATAGGTCTTCCAACTAAACTGTTTGTTTCATCTATAAGATATATATCACATACTGTTGCATCAAGTAATCCTGTTCCAACTGCAGGTGCAAATTCTTGTATTCCATCTCCCAATAATGGTCTTTTGTTTCTTTGATAATTACTCAAACCATCCCTTGTGATGTAAAAAGTTTGCATATTTTTTGTTTTCCTATAGAAGTAGCGGAACTGATAAAAAGATGGAATATTTGATTGTAGCTTGCCATTTATATCGCAATATTTTTCTTTCAGCATAAATAAGTAAGAAGACTTTAAACTATATCTGTTTGTACTATAAAAATATTTATTTAAAGCCCATCTCATATTTTTTTCATCTTTAGTAAGTGATTTTTCTGTAATACTACTTTTTGGTGCAAGTACACAAATGTTTTGAAAAATAAGATATTTACAAAAGTAGTTTCTAAGTGTTTGTTTGCTTATATTTCTCTCTTCGCATGTCTGATTAATCAACGAGGTGCGTTTATATTTATTATTCATAAATGAAAGTAATGGAGCGATCATGTTGTACCGTTCATATGCTATCTTTTTATTACGCTCTGAAGCTTCTAATATGTCGAATACAGGCTCCTTTGTCTCTTGTATAAGTAAATCCTCATCACACAAAATAGCGTCCTTAAAATCCATTTTATGCACTGTATATGGCATTTTTGGTTTTAAACAATCAATAATAAAAACTGATTGACCAGATTCGTTTAAGACTCTTACTATTGTATCTTTGTATTTATACAATTTATTCTTCATCAATAACAATCCCCCAATCTGACACACCATGCGTCTTCCAGTAATCTCTGGAACCGTCTAGTAATCTAATTGTCATTGGTTTTTGCAATAATTTTCTTTCTATACATTCTCGGACCATTAGGTCACCTGTATCTTTTACGCATACAAAGTCTGATGTGTAAGTTCTTTCTGGATACTTACTATCCTTATATCCATCAAGATCTACATTTACTCGTATACTGATTATGCTTTGATCTTTTTCTAGTTTCATTGCATAGGCATATTGAATCTTGCTGTAGGTTATGCATACGCCATCACATTTGCATAAATATAATTTTGTTGCAGCTACTTTTGAATTTTTATTCCGCATTATTTTACCCCCTATTTTTGAAATGGTTTTTCATAAAAACGGCTATTTTTTTGCTAAAAACGAATGATTTTTTCCTAAAAACGCATTTTTAGGGTTATTTTCATTTTTAGCATTTCGTTTTTAGGAAAAATAAAGTACTCGCAAACCCAGTAAAATCAATGGTTTGCGGATTTTCCTAAAAACGTTTCCTAAAAACGAGGTTAAAAATATTATGTCGAAGGGCAATTGCTTTTAGCCTTTTTTGAGGCAAAAATTTTATTCTTTTATTCCGGTCAAAATTTGCTCTGACGCAAGATTTTCCTCTTTTGTGCATGTTAACTTGACTACAATAAAATCACAATTTTATCGGGAAAATGACCCTCTTAAATCCCTTATTTTTATTGACTTCTAGAAAGTCGATTTTTGGAAAAATCGCGATTTTGAGCTATTTTTGGCTGTTTTTTGAACTTTTCGTCAAATTGCACAAAAAAATGACCTCGGATAAAAATATCAAAGGTCATTTCCTATGCTCTTGTTCTTATAAGTTTTCTGCAAGCAAACTATTTTGTTTGATGTCTCAGGCTAAAAAATTTGCCCCATTTTACGCTAAAGTTTATTGCCCTCGAACATAGTATCTCTGACCTTGAAGTCATTATACGAGATTTATATATTTCTTGCAATAGTTCGAGTCCCAATTTCGCAATATTTTACTTATTTCGCTTAATATATTACGGATATTGATCAATATCATCATCATCTTTATTTCTTCCGGCAGTAAGACAAGCTGTAAGAATAAGTCCAACTACTCCACCAACCACAAATGTGCAGCCTACAATACAAATAAATGTACCAATACCAAGTGTAATCATGCAGTCTCATCCTCCATTCTGTTAATTTCTGTATCAAGCAATTCTAAAGCAGTATAAAATTTAGTGTCGATTTCTTCATAAATGCAATCAATAACATTTTTAATAATTTTTTTACGAATATAATTGAGCTTTTGATCTTCTGCAAAATCGTCTATAGATATATTCATTTTCAGATCATCAGAATCAAGCTCAACACCATTTTTATGCTCTTCTAATCTTCTTTCAAGATACCATTTAGCTTTTTTTAAATCCTGAAGCTCTTTTTGCTTGTCACCAACATATTTCTTACCGGCTCTGCAGATATATTTAACTACATTACCAAGGCAATAACCAAGTCCCCAGTCTTCTATAAAATTAATTACCTGGTATTTTGTTCCGCAATAATGAGACGGATTATCTACTGCATTATGTCCAGAAACTGGATCAGAATAAGCGTGGGATACAGTTTTGCAATTGTCTTTTCTAACAAATGTTTTGAAACTATATGATAAATTACCGTGTGTATTATCTATAGATTCAATTTCATCAAAATTGTTTAGAAGGTACTCAATTGGGAAAAATACATCTGCTGTAGAGATACATCTATCACCTAAATTAACGATTGTAGCATAAACTTTTTCGCAATGAGGTAAGAACATTTTGTAAATACTTTCTCCACCGATTGCAAAATATTTATTCGAACAATACTTAAGAACATCTGTAGAAAAGCCTTCTTCACTGCTTAATGTAGATACTAATGTACCGCTATTATCAAGTCCGGAATAATAGTTTAATGTGTTACTATAAATATAATTTTTTCTCACAACAAGCGGTTTGTTACCAATACTGTTCCATGTTTTTCTTCCCATGATAACAGAGTTGCCCATAGTAATCTCTTTAAACCTTTTCATATCTTCTGGAATCTTATAAAGTAAGTCACCATCTTTACCGATTCCACCAAAATTATCCATACAAACGATTGCTGATAACATAATTTTTCTCTCCTTAAATACCTAATGGTAGCTTCAATTGTGGCTTCATTGGCTTGTAATTTTCCATAGAAAAGTCGTCAATTGTCATGTCGTAAAAGTTATTTTTTTCTGGATTTAATACCAATTTTGGCATCAAATTTTTATCAATTTCACTATTTTTTAACGCCTCAAAAGTGACTAAATGTCTCTCATTTGCGCGATGAATTAGCTCTTTTGCTTGGTCAATATGGAGGTCGTATACCTGTTCATTTGCTACGAAATGAGTAAATTTTCCAGGCTTATATCCGGTGTGTTTTGCTACCATCATGAGCAGTGCAGCGTACTGGGTTTCATTAATTCCACCTCCACCGCTTGCAGCTAATAAGTCACCTGATCTCTGGTTTAGGAACAGGTCTAAATACTCTCCACGTACTGTCCAGATAGTCTCATAAGCACATGGTTTAAGACCGTTTGGTTCATCTTTAAATTCTTCTTCCTGCCACAAATTACAGATATGATAACGTCCATATGGGTTGTTTTTGATATCATCTAAAACACGCTTTCTAAACAGATCATAACGGTGTACTGTATGACCATATCTATATCCATTTGTACCATCTCCAATATCCCACAAATTCCAATATGATACGCCCATTTCGTTCAAAACTTTGAGGTCATTTGACTCTTTTTGGAAGATCCAAAACATCTCTTTGATTGCACTTTTCCATGCAATTGGACGTAAAGTACAGATTGGAAATTCACCTTTTGAGAGGTCATATTGACGCATTTGATGTGTCACAAAATAGGTATGTGCAGGAGTTCCATCCTCATATTTTGGTCTAGGATTTTCATCTTTAATACCATTTTGAAGGATATTATAGATAGATTCTACGAGATATTTATCGGCTTTTGTCATCAGTCCATATTCATATTCCATGCATTATTCCTCAACTTTCCATTTAGAAATATCTTCTTCAAATTTAGAAATTACGTCCTTATTATTGGTATGAATCACAATAAAAATTTCTTTTGGGATTCCAAGAGACAATAATCCCATAATAGATTTTGCATCAATGACATATCTGCCACATACTGCGTCAATATCATAATTGTATTTATCAATAGATTTCACGAGACTATTAGCATCATTCAGTGTATTCAGTTTGATTCTCATTATTTTCATCTTCTTTCACTTCTTTATTTACTATATCTTCATCTTCTAAAAACAATTTATATCCATGTTTATCATTACAAATGTTATATAATTTTGCATTTGCATCTTCGGACGCAGGTACACCCTTTTTGTGAGTGTACCTTTTGCAAATGTTTTGTTTTGGACATGTTTTAGAATTTTCATCTAATGCACAATAATAAAATGTGTCCATTTATTATTCTTTCTTGTCAGTTGATCCGAAACCACCGTTACGTGTTGCTTCTACATGATCGTCTTCTGTAATTCCATATTCTAAGAAAATTCCCTGGGCGATAGCTGCATTGCTTGTTACTGAAAACTCTTTATCTCCACGATTTACAAGTTTAATAAAAATGTGACCTTCGTTGTCAGAGTTAATAAAATCGCAGTCTATAATTCCTGTTCCATTTACTAGATTGCACTGATATTTAAATCCAAGTCCACTTCTTGGGTAAATCATAAGAACATAATCTGTATTCATACAACATTTAATACCTGTTGGAATTTTAATTACTTCTCCTGGCTTTAGTGTAAATGAAAATGGAGTTCTAATATCAAATCCTGCGCTAAACTTTGTAGCTCTTGTAGGTAACTCTAATCCATAATACATACTTTCAATTTCTTGTCTGAGTCTCTTGGATGTATCATCACCTGCAAGTCCAAATGTATCTAAATAATCTTTTTCAAACTGCTTATAGCTTACTTTCTCAAATTTTGCTACCCTCTTCATTAATCTTCATCCTCCTCGTCCCATGGATCATATTCATCGCAACATTCACAATCACCGTTGCAATGCAATTCTTTATTTGGATTAACTCTAAACATATATTTTGGATTAACTCTAAACATATATTCAAGAATTCTGTTTTCACCAATAGCTTCAATTGCATCGTAAGCTGTGTCTGCATCAGAAAACAATACAGCACCGACTGGTGGTAAGTACGACTCCGTTTCAACAGTAATTGACATGTCATCTTCATCGAATGCAATCCAGAATGCATCTGACGGATGTGCAGTTTCACCATTGTGTTCGTCTGCATAATTCTGAAGTTCTATCATAACTTTCCTACGTTCTACCTCAAATTCTGCTTCTTCTTTTGTTTTATAAATATTCCTAAAATTATAATATTTGTTATCGATAATATCATTGTCCCATCTAAGAAGAGCTATATCATCGCAAGAATCAATACGAAAATAATTTTCACCAAATTTTGGTTTCCAACGTTTATTTGCATCTTTCTTTTTATTCTCTTCTTTATTTGTATTTGCAACTTTCTGTAAATCCTCTTTTACTCTTGAAAGTGTCTGTGTAATAGCTTTGATAACCTCTGGACTACATCCAGATACATCAACGTTATATCCAATACAATTTGTATCCATATTTTATTTCTCCTTCTCTTTGTATAAGTCTTTAATTTTTTCTTCTAAATATTTCAAATATTCATCCCACATATTTTTCGTGTAGATATACTCTTTAGTCTGACGTGCCATCATTAACTTTTTCATATCAGATTTATAATCAAATGGTTTATTTCTACGACCTAGCTTTTTTGCAAGAACATCTGACAAAAATGACTGTGTAAATCTTGAGAAAGTTAATAAGTCCTCTTTCTGAACAAGAGCGATTATTTTCTTATATTCATCCATTTTGTCCGTTGGTATTGTAACATCTGCTTTTGGAAAATTTTTAAGACTATAAGGTGTGATATCTGCACCAAATGATGATGCTTTTAATAGATTTGCAACTGCGTCCATATCTGCAGTCTTGAATTTAAATTCTACTTCACTATCATAGATATGTGGATCTGAATATGGAATATTTGTTTCATCAAGTTTCTTTAAAATATTTTTCCCACGAATAATGCTTGGGATGTAAGCTACAAAAGTACCTCGACCATAATAATAAATTTTATTACCGAATTGACATTTAATATATAAGTCATCATAGCTTTTATCAACGGTTCCATCTTCTTCTCTTGGCACATCATGACTTTCTGGTGAGAGTTCCGGCACAATTCTGTACTTACCTTTAAAATGCTGTGTTAAATAACTCATAGGCATTCACCTCAATATTCTTCGTAGTAAGTTTCATCACTTACTTCTACTTTATTTTTCTCTGCAGCATGGATTTTATCTAATGCCTCTTTACGAGTTTGAAATACATAGTCGCCAAGAGCGTTATATCCAAATAAGTATGCACGTTTATCTTTTTTATCAACTCCGCAAAAATAATCATCTTCAACTGTACGAACTTTCAATTCACACAGATCATAAGTACCATTTTTCTTTAAGATTCTTGCATAATAAACCATGTCACCTTTATTTATTGTGCTGTACATGTTTTTTCTTCCTTTTCTTTTCTGTATTCCACAGGATTTTTTGAGTACAGAGGGAATCAAGTGTAGCAATGACATTCTCGATAACCTCTTCAAGTTCATAATTTTTACCACAATCCCAGTTGTAAATAGGAAAATATATCTCATCATGGTCCATATCTGTAACTGTGAGTGTATATGTATTATCTGACAAATCAATGTCAACTGTTAACCTATCAATGTCTTTATATACAAATTTGTTAAAATATGCGTGGTCACCATAAATCTTAAAGCCATTATTTCGCAGCTTATTAAAATCCATCTTGTTATGAATAATATATTTGTCGTGAATGTCATTAATATTCATCTTGATTTCCTCCATATAAGGGAGTCGGTTAAGACTCCCATAATTATTTACTTAATCACACTTACTCCAACCACAATCTTTACATGTATTGCAACCACCTTCAAAAACTAAATTTCCACCGCATTGAGGACATTTTGCTGTTTTTGATTTATCAACAATGATTTTCTTTTTTGGCTGTTTTGGTGTATCAATTATCTCTTCTGAATCATCAGAAATTTCATCCTGCATTTCTTTGTACATGTCAATAAGAGCATTTCCGATAGCAACAGGACAACAAGATCCTTTTGATGTATCGTGTTTTGTTGCTGTTCTTACTGCGTAAGATGGACATGTTCCGCTTGACTTAAGCTGATCAATGATTGAATAAATATCAATTCCACCTCTTGCTGCAAGAGAAATCATTCTGGAAAGCCCGATCATGAATTGGTTACATCCGCCTGAAGATCCCTTACTTAAATATGTTTCAAGAAGTTCTCCTGTATCTGGATCAAAGAATGCTTCACAATGCAATGTTCCACATCCAGTCTGTAATGTACGTTTCTTACCAACACAGTTATCATCAGCTTTAATGATCATTCCTCTGCCAAGAGTTGTTTTAGGCTTTTCAGATGTTTCATCATCTTTTTTACTATCTGATGTTGTAAGAATTCCTGCACGTTTACATCCATCACGGAAAATTGTGATACCTTTAAGTCCTGCTTCCCAGGCTGTCATATATAATCCTTCAACTTGCTCTACTGTAAAGTCGTTTGGAACATTAACCGTAGAACTAATTGATGCATCAATATGTGTCTGCCAAATACTCTGCATATAGATACGATTCTTATAATCAAGTGTCTGTGCAGTTACAAAATAATCTGGTAATTCAGAATCGTCTTTTAGATTATTTTTTTCCATATAATCTTTTACGATTGGTGTATACACTTTGTAATACTCATCATGTCCTTTAAGAGACTCTGTTTTTCTTGTATAGTAGTTTGCGAAAATTGGTTCGATTCCACCAGATACTCTAAGCATTGTAGAAAGTGTTCCGGTTGGAGCAATTGTAAGAAGTTGAGAATTTCTAAGACCATACTCTTTTACAAACTGTTTTGTTTCACCAAGAGCATTTTTTGAATAATAAGCAGACTGCTCAACTGCTTCCGGACTATATTTTGGATATGGACCATACTCTTTTGCTAATAAAGCAGACGTTTTAAGTGCTTCATCAGCCATTGCATGACCGATCATATCACATAAATCAATAGCTTCAGGACTTCCATATTTAATACCCATTTTAATCAGTAAATCTGCAAGACCGAAGATTCCAAGTCCGATCTGTCTCCAATCTCTTACAGAATCTCTCTGTTCCTGTAATGGATGTAATGGTAATCCCTCGTCAAGGACTTCGTTTAATCCGATTGTTGCAATATGTACTGTTTTTCTAAAATCATCAAAATTAAATCCATGTGGAGTTGCAAATTCAGCTAAATTAATACTTGACAATAAGCACGACCCGCCACTTGGAAGTGGTTCCTCTGCGCCTCACACAACACGTATCATTCATATTTTCATGTCGTGCGCTAGACTGTCGCACACTTGTAAAACTGTAACCAAGTCTCTCTCGCTCAGTCGTTCACGCTGTATTTAAACTTGCGCCCTGTAGAGTTATGACACTCGTCCAAGTCAATCAGAGAGAGTTTTAAATCCGCACTTTTATATGGCTAACGGATTAGTTCCGGCATAATGAAAATTATTGTCACAACTAAGTAAATTCCAGTTTTCGATTCTATCCCAGAAAAGCATTCCAGGCTCTGCATAATCCCAGTTCATTTCACATAATTTGTGGAACATTTCATATGCATCAATTGTTTTAGTAATAGTTTCACCTGTCTCAGCTCTAGTAAAGCTAAGTGTAAATGGCTGTTTATTTTTTACTGCAGCCATAAATTTGTCTGTAATACGAACAGAGATATTAGCTTTTGTTACTTTATCAAGATCTGATTTAATTCCAATAAATTCCTCAAGATCTGGATGTTCGCAGGACAAGCTAATCATTAATGCCCCCATTTGTGGACTATCTCTTAATTAATTTAAAATTAATCTTGGATACTATTGCGGTAATTAAGAAAATTTGCATTTTCTCCGCTAGTCTCTACACCTTCCTACTCTGTAGGCTCGGCACGGTATCATTAAGCAACACGCTTACCTTCACCGTTTTCTTCCAATTCAAGACGCAGGGCTTTATATTTTAAATACTTTCGTTTTAATATAATAAATGAATCATTTGGATAAATATGTTTTAGAAATTTTAATACATCAATTCGATTTGCAAATTCAATAACGTAACATTTTTCATTACTTTTAGGTCGAAGTATTGTAGAAATATCAAGTTTTTTTATTAAATACTGTTGAACACCTTCTAATATTTTTAATTGTGAAGTAAAACTAATTTTTTGCCATATTCTGTTTTTATCTTTTCTTCTGCCAAAAGTTAAACACCCATCAGCATCGAATAGTCCTTGTATTAAATATCGTTCTAAATCTTCTCGAATTCTTGGATAGTGTCTATCTACTTTTAATCTTCCTCCAGTAAATTTTAATATATCAGGAATTCTTTTTTGAATTCTTGCTCTTGGAAATCTTCTTGTTTTTTTATTTATAGTATGATTGTAATTAACATTACATTGTAAAATATGAGAAATATATTCTACAACTTGCTTATCATTTAGTGATATTGAAATTTCCACACTATTTTTTTCATCAATAGAGGCATCAGCTAATAAAAATCCTAATATATATGCTTTTTCTTTTGTATCTATTTTTTCAAATCTGAAATTATCATATTTCCTATATTTTGATTTTTCGTTTAGTCCAAACTTTGAAATCCAATATGATACTGTACTATGATTCAAGCCACAATCTTTTTCAATTTGTCTTGTGGACATTTCTTTTTCTAAACATTCTTCCAAATATTTTTTATCCATATATTTTACTCCTTCTACTTTTACACATTTCGATGGATAGCATTTAACTATTTACGTCTCCCAGCTTGTCCGATCAAACCAGTTACCATGGAATACAAATCCATAAATGATATAGACCCGGTTGTTTCTTTTGCTGCATTATTTACTTTTGCACCTCTTGGTGATAATTTACTGATATCAACACCACATCCACCACCATAAGAATAAGTACGTGCAAGTTTCTTTGCACAATCAAAAATAGATTCAATGTTATCTTCTGGAGGTTCAATTACATAGCAATTACTTAAACTAACCTTACGTCCTTTGCTTTCAAGTCCTCTGTTAGCAAGGATTCTTCCACCAAAGAGAAATTTTTTATCCTTAATTAACTGTTTTACTTCCTCATTCCCACCAGAGACTCTATCGAGCCACTGATCAAATGTTTCTCCATTAAACTGGTACTTTCTCTCCCAGATGTCCTGTCCCAGTTTATTGTCTTTTCCTAACCATTCTTGTACAGTCATTTTGTCACTCCTTTACTCTAAATAAAAATCGTTAATATAATCAATCACTTCATTAATACCTGTGAAAATCACATCACAATCTTCTGGCAGCCATTCATAACTGTCATAATTGTTGAATCCAATAATGGGAATATGGTTATCTACTGCGAATTGTAGTTCTTGAGCTGTTCCGATAGAAGTGTTTGTATGTTCCAGATTTACAAGGATTAAATCACATTTTCGAATACGTGATAAATAGAATTGTTTTACTTGTTTATTAGTGATTGCATTGCCACCATCACGATCAAAATAACGTGTTGGATTGATTACTTTAATAGTTACATCTTTAGCTTCTGAAATATTTTTAAAAATATTCTCAGCTTTTAATCTCCATTCTTTTCCACCGTCATGCATTTCTCTACATGCACCAGCGAGATATACTGTTAGTTTTTCCATAGATTAGTCCTCATAAGATTCTTCGTTTTTATCATATCGAACACATACAAATTTAGGAAACTGTAAAGATAGATTGTCATCATTTTTATTTGTAGACACTGTTTTATATTGAATAGTTACAATTTTTCCAATAACTTCTTCCGGATGATTCCAAAATTTAACTTTTAAATCTTCAGTTAGTCCACTACCGGCTGATACCTCATACCCTTTGTAGCTGCAAACGATCGATCCAACTTTACCTTTATCTCTCCCTTCTCCCTCTTTTACTCCAGTACAGAAAATATCGCATGTATGGAATTGCTTTACCTTAATAAGTTTATTTGTTCTACAGAACTGATATGGGACATCTAAGTTTAACATACATCCCTCCCAATCATTATTCTCTGCATATTCAAGCCACTCTTGAATTTTACTCTGATCTGTGCCATGATATACTCTTGGAACAACTTCGATATTATCAGTGCCATATTCTTTAATTTTTCTTTCAAGTTCATTAAGTTGTTCAAAACGTACACTATATGGAGTTTTTGTATTATGTGTGTGGAATTCTTCAATAGGTAAAATGTCAAACACCACAAGTTTAATATCTGTTTTGTCTTCAATGTTACTATTTACAATTCCTGTTCCTTTTTTAAATGTATCATCATCACATAACATCTCAGGGTTCTTATAGAGAAGTTCTCCATCAAGAAAATAATCTTTGTATCCAAGAGCTTCGATATCTTTAACAATATGTCCAAGCCCATTTAACTCTTTATTCTGTCTACTCTTAAAACCGGTACCATCATATGGTCCACGTAATCCATTCATCTTTCTTGAAATGTAAAATATTTCCCCTTTCTTTATTTTACAATCTTTAAGTGGTTTGCCGTTTTGAATTTCAAATGTAGAAATAAGTCCTGGAATAATTTGATTAACAAGTTTAACCCCAGCTCCAAGTTTGAATTTTTTAGTTACCATTTCTTCATAAAACTTGCATTCAGCTTCAGATTTAGAATTATTGCAAATAAACTTTCTTATAGTAGCAACATCTACATCAGTACCAGTATTATGAGATTTTAGATAATCAATGACTTCTGAGAAGTTTTTCGGTTCAAATGTTGCATAATTTGCAGCCTTTGAAATGGTCATTTTATCGATCTTTTTTGTGCTGATTCCTGTTACAGTATTACCGTCCAGTAAGAACACCAGACACTTTTTAAGAAGCTCATTATCCTTGTTTTCTCTAAGGATACGCTGCTTTTCATTCAGACTCGATGTGTTCTGAATGAGTTTTAGAATTTCAATTACTTCTTCCAATAAATTAATCCTCCAATCTTCCGATTACTTTTATATGTTCAGTGAACAGTAATGTTAACTGTCCACTGCTATGTACTTCTTCAACCGAAATACAGTTATTACAAAAACCGATATCTGCAATACATCCTATAATATTGCTTTTATAGTTATCATCCATAATAAAAACGCAACAGTCACCGATTCTATGTACAACATTATCATCATCTACAAGGGTACTATCTTTGATATACATTTAATTAATCACCACCCTCTTGTAAGTCGATTGATGTATAAAGAAGCTCGTTAATCGCTTTAGAGTTTTCATTAAGATATTTCATAACTTCAATAACAGGTTCAATGTCTTCAAAAAATAAACCAATATATTCATATTCATTTTTCTTTATAAACTTTTTAATTTTATTTAATTGCTTAAGATCGATGTAACAATTTTCAATCAGTCCATCATAAACAATTTTTATATACTCTCCTTTTAATGGATATAATCCTAAAAGTTCTGAAATAGGGATATAAACCTTAACAGTTATTGGATCAATTTTGATTTTATATTCTCTACCATACTTCTTCATAATCTGAGAAATATCATTAATAAGTTCTATCATATTATTTCCCCTTTCTTTTAATTGTGCTTAACCACGTATTTCTTGCATTATTACTTGTATTTAGACATTTGTAGAATGCCTGTGGTTCAGCACATAATAAACATCTTTTCTTTGCTCTTGTAAGCATTGTATATAACATACAGTTGTCCAATAATTTATAATGAGTATTATCAATTACGCAGATAACTGTTTTCCTGGAAGATCCTTGCATCTTATGAGTTGTTAAAGCATAAGCCATATCTAAATCTGTAAGTTCACTTCCTTCGTATCTGATCACTTTATCTTGTTTCTCATAAACTATATTGTTATCTTCATCAAAAACTAATCCAACGTCTTTTTCTATTTTAGGTCCGAATGACTGATAAGTAACTTCGCAATAAGTCACTGGTTTTTTACCACTCATGTCTTCTCCAATAAATGTGATATATCCGATTTCACCATTAAAGACATTTCGATCATAATCGTTTACAGTCTGGACAACTTTACATCCAAGCTTAAATTTTTTTTCACCAAATGAAATTGACTTCTTTTCATCTTTAAGAAGCACTTCTGCAATATCTTTATTTAACTCATAAGCACTGTTTAGGCATCCTTCTCTACGAGGTACAGCGATGCCAACATTGTCAACACCATCTGATTCGACCGCTGAAAAGAACATTTTTAATGCAAGCTGGTGAAGTGAGTCTCTTGTATCTCTGAACATGTAATACATATCCTGCAATTCACCATGAACCAATTTTTTTGACGTAAGAACTTCTGTAATGGGATTTTTATTATCTCGAATGAGATTTGCATCGGTAAGAATTCCAGATTTTTCTGCTTGACGCATAACTTTTGTAAGTTCATTGATGTTTTCTTTTGGTAGACAATGAATCAGATCAGAGAATATATTTCCAAATCCAATTGGCGGTAACTGTTTATAGTCTCCACAGATTATGATTTTTGTATTATCATCTATAGCTTCAAGCCATGCTAAGAAGATTTGCACATTTACCATAGATGCCTCATCCATTAATACTACTGGAGATATAAGTTTGCAGTCCTTATTATAATCAAACTTATTTGGACCATGACATCCTAGTGTTCTATGAATCGTCATTGCAGGATAATCTGTAGATTCTGTAATACGTTGCGCTGCCATTGCTGATAATGCACAGGCTGAAATATTATGATTTGCCAGAGAATACGCACGAATAATTCCACGTAAAATTGAACTTTTACCGGTACCGGCTTTTCCTGTAACGAAGCTAATACTCTGCGTTAGTATAGAGCGTATAATTGCCTTTTGTTCATCGGTATAAGAAAATCCTTGCTCTTGTTCTGCTTTAACGATTCCTGCCTCTATTTCATCGTTTTCTATAGGCACTGGTGACGGTTTATTCAATCTTTCTTGAATGATAGACAGGATCTTCATCTCAAGATTGTAGTATAGCTTAAGTCCAACTCTATCTTCATACTGATGTAAAAATGAATTATTTTCAAGAACTCCATCAAATACATCTATACACTCTGGAGCTGAATCTTCAACTGCAGCTTTTAAAATATCTACACTACACCAAGTATGTCCATCATTCTCACCAATTTCAGTAAGGTAATAAGAAATGAAAGCAATACATCTCTCTCTTGACTCAAGTAGTTCTGGCTTTAATTTAAGTGCTAATTTATCAACCTTCTTAAATCCAAATCCTTTCATAGAACATAAGTAGTATGGATTATTTTCAATTTTCTGTTTTAATAATCCAGGGTTTGGTTCATTGCTAAGAAGGTTTTTAATCATTGTGAATGTAACACCTAACGGTTTTAGTAATGTGATAATATCTGAAATAAGGTAATTATCAATGATCTTATCTTTTATCTTCTTCCAAGTTTTTTCACGAACACCTTTAACTTTTGAAAAATCAATTGTATCTAATTTACCGTCAGCTACATCATTTACAACATTTGGATATGCAGCAAGTAATGAATCTGCAACACTCTCAGGGATAAGTGATTTAAGAAAAACTTTAGAATCTTCCACAGTCTGCGGAGCCAATGCATAAACTGTGATTGGTACATATTGTGCCCCATATTTTTTATCATCTTTATATGTTGCAGTAATCTTATATTCTGAACCAACACACAGTTGCTGCATTCGTCCGGCTAAAGTTCCGACAAAAGTATCACCATGTTCATCTCCGAACAAATCTTTGTGAACAGTTATCTTCTGACAATTAGGAAGTTGATCAGTTGTATTGAATGAATAAACTCCCCAAGACGTATTTTCACTGTAGAAGCGCTCATATGAAATTCTGGCTGTAAATTCAAACTGCTGATCATCATTACTAAATTGTTCTGAATAACTCATTATACTTTTGCCCCTTTCTTACGCATTTGCTCAAGCCACATATTATATGTTTTTATTTTTTCAACAAAAAAATGTTCTTCTCTTTTTCTTCCTAATATTGCAAGACAGCTTCCTTTTTTTATATAGTCAGAATACTCTTTTAGCTGACTAGACCATATTGTCGCTTCAATAATTCCATATGGAGTATATAAATCAAGATATGCAAACTGATTTCCATTTTTATCTTTTTTCCTTTTGATATCAACAATCACACAGAACAAAACTGTTTTGTCGCCATCCATTACAAGGTCCCAATCAATTTTAGTATATTTATAAGCATCTTTTAACGGATCATTAGTTAAGAACATTGATAAAGTATCAAATTCCCATAGATATTCATCTTTGGCGTATTTTTCTTGAAAATCTTCCATATGCTTTTTATATTTTATGTTTTGTTCTTCTAAAAACTTTTTCTCTTTTACTTTATTATAGTCATTCAAAAGTTTTTCTTTGTTTACTTTTTTGCCATCTCTATAATCTTCTACGTTTAATCCAAATGGAATTAATTTAGAATATGGAGATGGAGTTGTTGTAACAGGTTTATATTCTTTTCTAACAAACGTGGAACCTGCATATTTTTTCAATGTTGACATCTTATTTTTAGTTGGAATACCGCCAGCTTTAATAAGGGTGATAATCGCTGTTTTGTCCTGCACTTTTTCGATGAAATCATTTAAATTCTTGTAAGGTCTAAAATCTATAATTTTGTCAACAATACTGTCACCAAGACCTTTTACTGCCAATAATCCAAACAAAATTTCATTGTTCTCTGCAATTGCAGTAAATGATTTGTTCGATTTATTTACATTTGGTGGAGAAACTTTTATTCCAAGACGTTTGCAATCATTTATTACAATACTAATTTTTTCTACTTTGTCTGATTTTGACGTAAGAAGTGCAGCCATAAAATAAACTGTGTAGTGAACCTTTAGATATGCCGTAAGATAAGATAACAAACCATATGCCACAGCATGACCACGATTAAAACAATACTCTGATTGTTTTAGCATTAGCTGCCATATTTCAGATAACTCATTTTCTGTCCAATTTTTCTTTTTCAATCCAGATCTAAAGTCTTTTTCGAGACCAGCCATTTTATCTTTTAATTTTTTGCTTATTGCGCGCCTCGCATTGTCTATGTCTTCTTCTGGAAATCCTGCATATCTAAACAGTTGAAGAGCTTCTTCTTGGTAAAGTAAAACTCCTTGAGTTGTTATAAATAGCGTTTTTAAATCTTCATGTATTGTTTGTGCACTTTCCGGATGCAATTTATTTTGACAGTATATAGGAAAGCTATCTTTTGTACCAGGTCTATTAGCAGCGTTTACTACGATAATATCCTCTACATTGTCTGCTTTAGCTTCAATACACATTCTCCTTGCTTCTGCAGATTCCATCTGGAATATGCCAACAGTGTGACCTGGTTTATAAACTTGATCGTAAACATTTTTGTCTGAAAGATTCAAATGGTTGATATCTACATCTTCCCATGTAATTCCTGCCATATTTAACGTATCGTCAATAATATCAAGTGTTTCAAGTCCAAGGTAATCCATTTTAATCAATCCAAGATCATCCATCGCATTATGCATCTCGAACTCAATCATAATGTTTCGTTCTTTATCATAACAAAGTGGCGCATAATCTGTTACAGGAGTTGGTGTAATTAAAGTACCTGCGGCATGTCTTCCCATTGATTTCGGAAGTCCTTCTACATCCATTACATACTTGAACCATAATGGGAATTTGTTATATATCTCATCAAGCTTTGGATTTTTACTTAGAATGTCTTTTAGAAGAACATCTTTTTCTTCTTCCTCTCCAAGATCATTGAGTGTTTTAATTGTTGGAATCATTTTTGCAACATCATCTCTTAATTTATAAGGGATTTGTTTATAATATGGAGAGTCTTCTTTTTCATCAAGAACCTTTCCAATATCTCTAATCGCAACTTTCGTACTTAAAGAATTGAATGTACAAATTGGTGCAACATTTTCTTTACCAAAAAGTTCTTCTGATATCTCAACCATTTCTTTTCGTCTACGCTTTGAAATATCCCAATCAAAATCTGCCATAGACTTTCTTCCAAGATTGGCAAATCGCGAAAAGTCAAGTCCCCATCTTACACTATCAATCTGTGTGACGTTAAGCATGAATAAACATAAGCAATTGGCACCAGATCCACGAGAATATCCTATAGGAATTTTTCGTCTTCTTGCTTCTTTTGCAAGCATATACAGCATAATAAAATAGTCTGTATAATCGACTGCATATAAAACTGGCAGCTCTGTTTCAAGACGTTTTTTTCGTTCATCTTGATCCTCTTTTGACATATGACCAAATTTTTCTTTGAATGTTTTAAAAACTAAATATCGTAGATATTCTTCGTGATTTTTATATGGACCATCAATTTTGACCTTCGGCATAATATTGCCTTTATTTAGCCCAATATCAATATCTTCAATAATAGAAGAAATATTATTACTTTCTTGCAAACCTTTATCAATTACAGCTTTTGGGAACTGATAAGATAATTTCTGATATATTTCTAATTCTTTCTGAAGGTAACAATCAATATAACTTTCTCCAACTTCACGTCCTTCACCAATTTCTACAAACATTGCATGAGAGTCAATTAGAGAATCACTTAACATATGCGCATCTGTTGTAATAGTATATGGAAGATTATGTTCATTGGCGAAATCAAAGATAAGTTTATTTGCTTCTGCCTGTTCTTCTGTAGTATGTGACTGTAATTCACAAACAACGTAATCAAAAATATTCTTAATGTCCTGGATAAATTGTTCTGCCTCTTTATATCTTCCATCAGTCAGATATCTGCTAAGTCTACCGGCTTGGCAAGCAGTTAAGCAAATAATGCCTTTACCAAGATTATTATCTTTGATATATTTCATATCAATTCTTGGTTTTTTATATAATCCTTCTGTTCTCGATACCGATGTTATCTTTAGTAGATTTTTATAACCTTGCTGAGTCCTAGCAAGAAGCACCATGTGGTAGCGTGGTTGCTTATAATCTTTTGTATCAGCCTTCCACGTCATATCATCTACTTCGTATATCTCGTTTCCGATTATTGGCTTTATTCCTTGCTTTTTGCACTCTTTCACAAAGTTTACAATATTTGACATTGAACCATGATCTGTTATAGCCATTGCCTTCATTCCATTATCTTTTGCAAATTTTACTGCTTCTGGTACTTTTAAAATAGAATCAAGTAATGATCCTTGCGCAGTGTGCATATGTAACGAACTGTACATCTAATCACCAACTTTCATCTTCGTATTCATCGTTATCTTCTATATCTTCGAAAGAAGTGCTTAAAACATCTACATCATCAATAATGAACTGCAATGTTTTAATTCCTTGATACTCACTAATGCATGGATTTCCAACAATATTGATTTTTGCAACATTATCAAATGAATTATTAAGCCAATCCATAACAGAATTATCATCTTTACATTTAAACTGTACAAACTTAATCTCACCAATTTTAAAGCAATAAGAATCTTCATTCTTGCCCTGAATGGTAATATCGTCTCTATTTACTTCAATATCTGTAATAGCAATCATTGGTTCTTCAATGCCTTGTCCAATCAAGTCTGTAAATTTTGTCATTTCATAAATGATGCTTTCATTTACATCGTACTCTGGAATGATATAATCACATAAATAGACTTTAGTGAAATCTTCATCTTTTAATTCATCATTGAATATTTCTTTAGCTTTTTCTACGTTATCAACTGGGATTTCAATACCGAATGCAGATTTGTGCCCCTGGGCAAAATTGAATTGATTGTTAGACTCTACAAGATCTCTGAAACTTTCAATAGGACTATGGTTTATATTTCGTCCACTACCACCAAATACAATGGTATTTGTTTTATAATCATAATGTTTCTTTAATAATAAACACGGTCTGTTGTACTTCTCAGCTACTTTGATTGCACATACTCCTGTCATTCCACCATCAAGAAGTTCTGATACATCACACATGATTACTTTATCATTAGGATTTTCTCCAATCTGATCAAATATCATTGGTACACTTTTTTCACGGCTCTTATCCTGTCTTGCTTTTGCATTCTTTGCAAGTCGTGCAGCTCTATCATAAATACTTTCCTGGATAACCTCTGCAGGTTTATCTTTTGTGGCACGTTTCTTATATTCAAACCATGCATCCTGTTCAATGAAAGCTTTAAACATAAGTTCTTTTTCTTCCGGTGAACCGAAGCGAGTACATCCGTTTAAAATCGGAGTAATATACCACTGCACATTATGAATATTAACAATTCCGCCCATACTATATTCCTGAGCATTTATAAGTGCTTGAAAGAATTTATTACTGATATTGTGCAATCCAACCTCTACGAGATATTTTGTTTCAGGTGAACGCATATCCATTACATCTGAAATATTTGCTAAAGCAACCAAATCTAAAAAGTCATCTGCATATTCACACCATAAAAAATCATCTAACGCTTTTAAGAATTTATATACAATCCCAGCTCCACATAAGCTTTTATTTGTATAAAACTCACTCATCTGATTATTTACGATTAATGCATATGGATTGTCTATTAAGTTTCCTTCTTTATCTTTTGCTTGTTCGTGATGATCTAAAATAAGAACATCAACTCCACGATCTTTCAATGTTTTGCATGATTCTACATCATTAGTACCTGCATCAGGAACAATCAGTAACTTTGTATCCTTATCAACAATTACATCATCGTCAAGTCCCTCAAGACCATGTGCTTTTGTTCGTTTGTGAAAAATATATCCAACAGGATAATCCTTATTTAATCTTTTAATATACGAATACTTCATTGCTGCACAACAATTTCCATCTACATCTTCGTCTATAAGAATCTGTATTTTATCGTTATTATCAAAATGGCTTAAAAATAATTCAACAGCTTCACCGATATTATCAAGTAATCCATAATCAAGCTCTGCAGAGTGATCTAATGATAAATACTCTTTTGGATTCTCAATATCTCTATTTTTCAGAAAATTAATCTGAATATTCTTTAAGTCATTATATTTATTTTCCGAATTTTTATATAACTTAAACTTCAACTTTCCAATCACATCCTATCTGTTAACGGATATACATTATTTTCCAATAAGTATTCCCATCTATCTTTATTATCCGATGGAGATTCTTTCTCACCTGTTAGCTGATTGTCTTTATCGAACATATAATACGCTGGAATGCCATCTGGTAATCTATCCGAAATTCTCAGTATATCATCCAAAACAACATCTTTATCAAAACAAAATACAATCTTAACGCCAAGTCTAATCAGCATATCTAACTGATGTCTTGAAATATTCTTTCCTCCTGTAGATACTGCATTTTTATATCCATAGGACCATAGCTGCATTACACCTTTTTCTGATTCAACAACATATACGACTCCTAACCTTTTTATATATGGAAGCGTTTTATTCAATCCGAATAGAATTTTTGATTTTGCACATTTCTCCAAATACAAATATTTACATTCAGATTCATCAACCTCTTTTTGAAATAATCGACCCTTCACTCCGACTAAATCGCCAATTTCTGAATATATTGGTATTGTTATTCTATTTGTTTCGGTATCATAGCCAATCTGAAATTCTTTCTGGGTTGAATAACTAATCCCATCTTCATAAAATAAGTCATTCACGTAAGGTTTATAGTAGTCAAGTATTTCAACAGGTATTGGTTTTAATGGAACTTCTTTCTCATCAGTTTGCTCTGTAGACATTTCATTAACTAATTTCAATATCTTTAAACTCTCAGGTATATCTGATTCAAAGTCATGATAATAAGAAATTCCAACCTCTTGACATATAAATTTAAGGCCTTCAGGAAATGAAAGTTTCTCACAGAAGCAAACTAAATCAATAATATCAGTAGCTCTGTTAGTTTCGACCATTTGTCTTGTGTAATTTGTACATGATAAATTTTCCGTATTATATATTACGATTGCACCGGTATTATCACCGTCTGGATTTCCGCAGGTCCAATAATCTCCATGAAATTTAATATGATGGCAGTGAATCGCATCAAGAATCTGTTCCACATAATTATTTTCTAATATATATTCTTTTAATTCTCTAGCATCCACTGCCAATCACCTCACTAATTATTTTTGTCTTTGTATTAACTGCCCAATATTTATCCAAGTATTGTAATCAAGATTAATTTCGAATAACATAATCTTGTCCTTACTTCCAGCTCTGTTTTTATCAATTTTAATTGCAAAATATTGCTTACCTAAATCCAGGTCAGATATTGTAGGATCACCCCATCCAGGAGTATCACATATCATCTGATATTTGTGGTATTCACTTTTTTCAATCATCTTTCCAAGAGTAAGCGTATCAGTAACATGTTTAATACCTTTACTAGATGCAATATTCATAGAACTCAACTGGAACACATCTGTAAACTTACTATCATCAGATAACTGGAATACTGCAAATCCAAACATTTTAAGCTCTTTTGTAATTTCCTTAAGCTTAGTTGCAATCTGCTTTAACTGCGCCCAGTCCTCTACTTGATAGTTTTTCAATGTATCATAACCATAATAGGTTACTTCATTTACAAGCTTCGCCTTACGTAATTCAAATTCAATACGTTCCATAGAATAATCGTCCTGGACATCTTTGTACAAAAGCTTACCTTTTGTATTCTCATCAATCCATTCTCCTACTTGAACGATTTTGTGATACTCATCTGAATCACGTTCAACCCTTTCTATATACTCTTCTTCTGACTCTGTATAAATACCATTCTCATCTATATGCCTACGAATTATCTCACCGTTTCTATCTCTGTACGCACCCAAAACAATCTCACGTTCTGGCTTCTTGATCTTAATACCATGCAATTCTTGATATTCTTTATTATTTATTACAGTAACAATCATACAGTTTTTAAGGTCATCTTCGTCCATCTCATTAGACATAAGAAGAAAGTTTTTATGTTGTACCAAAGTCACATAAGCTGCTAATGCAATAAGCTTTCGAGATTTACCACCATTTGAGATAAAGCCCTCAAAGTGCGTTTTACCCTCTCGCATCCCAAGAAAGAATTCATTGTACATTGGCCAGGGATATGGAAGTCCAAAGTTTGGTTTCTTCAAATACCTTTTAATCTGATCAGCGTTACCTTTTGTAAGCTCTACTGCTTCTTCACCGGCATTGATTACAGTGTGAATTTTATCAGCTTTAGCTCTGATAACCCTGTAAATATCGTTAGCTGTCATCTTATCAAAATTCTTATGAGCAAGAATCTTATCAACAGGATAGCCGTTTCTTCCATACTCCCTAACAAGAGAGTATTTTTTTACTGTATCAAAATAATTCTTGATGTCATTCGAATCTGCCAAACGCATAAATTCACTAATTGTCTTCCAACCGTGATATTTCTTATAGTTACTCATTCGCTCGGCATCCTGTGACATAAATACATTTAGCTTTGTTTCATCAACTGTTTGGGAAAATTTAAGATAGTAAGTTTCAAGACATTTATAAAAGAAATAGACTACTTCATCAGAAAAGTCATATTTTGGTCTCATAAAATTGCCATATGTAACATACAGGTCCGGAGATTTATACAATGCTCCAACAAACATAATCTCAGATTGTACATTACATACATTATTAATTTCTTCCATCTGCCACTCCTTATCCAAAAATATCATTTAGTAAATCGTCCAAGGAGTCATCACTATTATTATTTGTTTCAACTGTTTTTGGCTGTGGAGCAGTTGTTAATATTAATTTTTCATCAGTTTTATCTGATTGAGCTTCTGCCTCTAAGATTTTTTGCTTTTCAAGGAATTTTAAGTAAGAGTCATATTTGTTATATAGAACTTTTAAATCGTATTTAACTCTTGATACTCCTGTTATATCCTTACCTTTTGCAATATTCTGTGCATTAATTTTATCCAGATAAGATTGTTTACGCACAAACATGTCATATAAGTGCTTTGGTGGAATTTTAACACCATATTTACCATCATATAGTGCTGCTATAGAATCCCATGGAACTGTCTGAATATCATACTGTTTTCGGATATAATCATTAACAAGCTTTTCATCGAAGATTTTATCTACTTCTTTGACAGCTGCTATTTTATATTCATTTAACTTTGTAATATCCTTTTTTCTTCCATTAAAAACACCTACAATCTTTACATATGCATCTTCTTTGTACTCTGGAATATTTTCCATAAATATTGGTTTGTCTGAATATTTCTTTTTAAAACAGTCTTCATGCCAATACTTATTTTTAAATACAAGAATATCTTTCTGATCTGCATCTTCAATGACAATATCTTTTGAGCAGCCACCACATTTTCTGTGGAATCCTGCAGATTCTTTAAAACACTTTTCATGGTAGAAAAGCCCATCAAAGAATACTACATTTTTCACAGATTTATTTCTTTCAAAATGGATGTGGCGTTGGCAGCAATGGCAAACTCTATCAAATTCATTAACTAAATTATCATTCTTTGCTCGTGCCATAATTTATCCAATCAGTTTTTCATTGTCTCGATAACTTCCTGTAAAACAGAAATATCATTTACATTCTTGTACGCAGTTGGTAAACCTTTTGCTTCAAGTTTTTCTTTAAGGGATTTTTTTGCGACTGGAGAAAGAGAATTTTTAATAGATACGATTTCTTTGCGAAGATCGTCTGGTGTTGGTGATGTGGAAGTGTTATCTGAATCGGTAGCATCTTCAACAACCGGATCACCAACTCTACCTAAAACTTCTTTAGCATACAGATCCTGCTCTACCTCAACAGCTTTAACAAGGTCATTTTTAATTACAAATTCTTCTTTGTCCTTAGTTCTATCAAGAGCAGCTTGCCAATCAAGAAGTGATGGGTCTTCAATAATCTCGCCTTTTTTATGAATATGAGTACGATCTTTTTCAACTTCTGCACAAATCTGCCCGGTTTCTTTGTCAAAGAATGTTCTTAAAACAGTGTTAGTATTATAATCAAGTCCCTTAAATCCATCAGGAATTTTTCTTCCTGTTGCTACAGACTGAAATTGTCCATCATCTGTTTTTACACTAATTTTCTCATCTGCTTCACGACATGTTGTAATGCAATTTACACCAGAAGACATAAGGTCAAGAATAAGATCCTGTCCTTTAAACTTAATAGTAGACCAGTCCTTTATTTCAAGTCCGGCACCTTCAATTTTTACAAGCCTTTCATCACCAAGTAACCCAGCCTTATCTGCTTTTACTTTATTTCGTTTTTTAGAAAATTCAACCAATCCAGACTGAGTTGTTAAATTAAGAATAGTTGCACCATCCACAATAATTGCGTCTGCTCTAAATGGTTCACCATATGCATCTTTCACAATTTCATCCGTTTCATTTCCATCTTCATCAAGTTCATATAAATCTTCATGGTTTTTTACTTTTGCAATATACTGCCTTACTTCCGTAAGTGACTGTGTATAAAGAATGTAAATATTATCAAGGTTAATTCCTGCGGCTTCCATATCATCAAGGTAGCTATCAAGACCGCCTGTCTCTGCATCAATATAAAGAACCCTAAAAGGTGTTCCGTCCTCTCGTTTATAATAAGCAATCTGTGATGCTAATGTTGTTTTGCCTGTGAAAGTATCTCCATAGATAATCATGTTTAATTTTGTTTTTGCCTGTTTAGCTTTTCTACCTTTTGCCATTTAATTATGCTCCTTATATATATAAATTAATTTGTTATATTTCTCAAATGTTGGGAGGAAATTTAATTCCTCCCAGTGGTCAATTACCACTCTTCATCCTCTTCGTCAGCTTCTCCAAGGTTACTATCTCCCCATCCGCTATCGTCAGAATCGCTACCATAATTTTCTTCAGCTTTATTAGCATTTCTAATCTTCTGCATTGCTTCTTCAATAGCTTCCTTAGAGTACAGATTTTCTTCGATGGTACTTGGGTCAGCACCGGTTACAATGTACTCACGCTTAACAGGAGTAGAAACCTTTTCCATTTCGTCCTCTTCTCCCCATCCATCATCTACAGCAACTTCTTCTACCTGAACGGAAGCCTGTACATGACCGGATACTTTAAGTGCCCAGTATGGTTTCACTTTCTTCCTAAATGTCATCGCAAGTTTTTTCTGCTTTTCATCAACAGGGTCAAGGATAAATTCAACATCCTCGATGTTTGAATAAGTTACAACCTTACCGGAGATAACATATCTTCCTGTTTCCTTATCGTCTTCAACTTCTTTTTCAATTCCCATAAAGACAATTACCTGGTTGAAGTTGTTCTGGGCTTTAAATTTTTCACTATCAAATTCGCATGGGGCACAAAGAGAAATCTGAGATGGTTCCATAGATTTGTATCGTTTGATGTTACCTTTATCATCGCGATTACTGCGATAAGAAATGCTACCTTTTACAAAAACGCTTTCTCCGTCTTTAAGATTATTACGAATCTCGGCACAAGCATCATAGTCGGTAAGTACCTTTTTATCATTTACCTGTTCACCTTTTTCATTGGTTACTTTAGTAAGTCCAAGGTTTTTACCAATGAGTCTAAATCCTTCGTTTTTTGGATCTTCTGCAAACTTAAATCTGTTTGCCCAGGATACTGGCTGTGATGTTCCTTTCTTACCTTTTTCTTCTGGCTTCTTATAGAAGTAAACTTTCTCCTGCTCAATTCCTGTAAATCCGATATATAAATCTCGACCTTCGTCATATTCAAGACCGAAGTTTACAATTCGCATTTCTTTACCAGTTCGTGTCTGCTTTTCAGTGTAGAAATTGTCTTTCTTAGTTCCCTTAACTACACCTTTGATCATAAAGTTACCTTTTGTTTCTGGGAGATTAAATAATCTCTGTTTTTTAGTATTGTTCTCCAATTTAAGAACCTCCTTTGAAATATATATAAATTTTTAATTGTAACCTGTATCTAAACCCAGTAAGTTACTAGGATAATATAAGGGAAATTTATAAGATAAACAGCCAGTGGCTGAAATCGAACTATATAAAATTGAATTTTTATTTTGGAAATGTTGGTGAAGAAAATCACCAGTTAGAAATTAATTATCAAAATGATCATAATACCGATAAAGGCTTACTACATCGTCAAGATTATCTTCTGATCCGTCATAGAAAACATATGAGTTTTGCAGATAGCCACCAAGTACTTCTTCAATATATGTCCTTACTATTCTCAAAGTTTTACCAGAATAATAGCTGTCATCTACGAAAATAAATGGCTGATTCTTATAAGAATCCAATTTCCAATTAGAATATTGAATTGGGTTACCCTTTCTTAAACTGCCATTAATATACTCAATACTGCAGTCGCTTAAAAACCATTTATATTTCAATCTCAATGCTGCAATCTTTTCTCCAATTTCACCTGATATGATGATATTTTTTACACTTGATTGTGAGATATGTGTTAGATATGATATTAGAAAATCTTCATCGTTTTTGATTAAATCATCTAGTTCATTGAAATATTCTTCTCCACCGCCGTGAAGATCAATACACTTTTTTGTAATTTGACTCATTCGGTGCTTCAGTTCATTTAGTGTTAACCGTTTCATAACTTATACTTCCTCGTTTTTGTTTAGTTTTTACTTATTTCTAAGCAAGTACACAGGATAGGATTCGAACCTACATTCTAATATCCTGCCATTTAGACGACCTGTGCTACCGATTATATAAAATGAAAGAAATTTTAATTGAGACACTGTAATTCTTATTAATACCCTATAGGTGATTCGATATAATTAATGCTCCAAGAGCGCAATACATATAAATCACAGTACCTCAAATACGGATGATGGGACTCGAACCCACAAGGTTGTTAACCGCTGGAACCTAAATCCAGTCTGTTTTCCTATTTCAGCACATCCGCTTATTTTGGCAAGAACCTGTATAACTTGCCAGTAACTCTTATACTCTCACTTATACAAACAAGGTGACGTGAGCGAATTACTTTTTAGAAAAAGATCCTTGTTATATTCTTCTTCTCAGATTTTTATGTAGGCGACCATCGCAGAAACCTACTGCCTTATCTCTGCTACTCAACAGATCTCGTATATCTCTTACGCTGAATCTGGCTTCCGCAGATTACGGACTATCGTAGAATCCACACAGGACTCATATGAGATATTTTTGGCGACGGTTTTTCGTGCTTTATTTAATTGTATTTTGTATTTTTACGCGCTTTGCTTAATAAATCTTTTGAGTTCACATTCACCGGTATCCTGATTTTTACTACAAAATTTTTATTAAGCAAGTGGACCATCTGTGATTCGAACACAGAAATCTTTCGCTTATTAGGCGACTGCCTTAACCGTTTGGCTAATGGTCCTTAGTTTGATAGAGCAAACCCTGAAATCTCTATCTCTCATTTATTTTAAGACTAATGAGTTTGTCCCACATATCAAGCACTTAATGCGGCTACATTAAGCTGTGGCAAACCATTTGTACGCCGAAATGCTAACCATAACGCAGATGTCATAAGGATTTAAAGTCTGTGTTTTTCTATTCAGTTTATTAAGGTCGCATGAAAATACATCTAAAAACAGTAGACCTAACTGGGCTGGTAGGATTCGAACCTACGAATACGGAGGTCAAATCTCCGGATGTTAACCGCTTCATCACAACCCAAAAACAATTTCATATCTTCAATTTATTTTCCTCTTTCGAGGAATAGAACTGGGACGGAATCGAACCGCCTGTATTCGAATTCAACTACTTATCTCTTTTCAGATAACATAGCTTGTGCGCCAGATATATTATCCTAGTGATCCAGTTCATATTATAATAGGAAGAAACTCTTCCTAAGAGACACATCTGAGGGTTGAACTCAGAACCAATTAAGGCTCCCCATCTGGAATGTGTCTACCAAGATTGAAACAACTTTGTAAAGCAAACCTTTTTAGAGTACTCTGATCTTCTTATAAGGCTCATCGCCACAAGAACCATAACCACATACTGTAAGTTTGATTGAACTTCCAAAGATCCTTACGATTTTTTCACGCACAGCTGCTATTCTGCTGTTACTAAATACGTAAAAGTTTAACCATACTTTTCGATTGCTCTAGCAGTAAACAAATCTTTCGTATAGCTTCGAAATTCCAGAACTACTGCGCTCTGTAGGTGGATCATACACGATATTGTGTAGTCAAACGGTACGGCAACTCGATGTTGAGAAGCGTTTTCTGTGACACCACAAATCTGAAATCTCTAATAGGACATCTGGGAGTCGAACCCAGTACAGACTGCTCAAAGTCTCTTCGCCATCGAAGTTATGTCCCACCTCAACACTTTAGGAGGTATAAGAAATAAGAAATCTATTTGGGTAGCTAACCCAAATCCTGGATGCGGATTCGAACCGGCAAATACATGAGTTTCATGTGTTATAACCATTTAACTATCCAGGACGTTCCAACTGCGGCTTTGTTAGAACTAAGAAACAAGGTTTTAATTACCGCATTGATTTATTTATAAGATGAACTTCACCACTTATCAGCCTTGTACAAACCACAGAGCCGATATAATCATGCTACCAAAACTTTCTCAAGGTTTTTATCAAACTTTGGAACTTATCAACTTTATTACGTGAACTTTATATCAAAAATAAGCTTTGAATTTTGAGCTTTAAGGTTTGAACTTTCTACCTTTAAACTTTACAGTCATCAAAAAATGCACCTTTGCACAATTTTATCTAATCTTGTAAATTATTTAGATTATCAGTCTAAACCATTTAATTTTTGAGGCCAGCTTGTTTATTTTTTTACTTTACTCTATGCTGACTGAAAGACTAAAGGATTATAGTTCAGTGATTTTCGATAAGCAATGAAGGAAATCTTTTATACAACTGTTCGTATAACAATGGCTATTTAGCTATTATATGGGTCAAAAATCGCTTGTATAATTTTTAACCAATAATTCACTGACCATTTATTAATACTCAATTGTAACTGTTGTTAATGCATTACTTGTGCTTAAAACGGAGTCTACTTCAGCTTCAAATGAGGAAATTTCGTCAGATAAAACACGGATTTTATTTTGCACATTTATCGGATCAATCAACGCCCATGTGTTAAGATCAATGTACTGCTGTTTGGCTTTTGTAACTTCATCGGTAGAAGTTTTACCCTCTTTCTGTCCAAAAAGACCAGTTACATAATTTTCTGACTTACTTTCAAGAATCTCATTCTCTTTGTTTGTTTTTGCCTGTGCCTGAGAAAGCTGTTGCTGCATTCTGTCAAGCATCTGTCTCTTGAACATCATACTGTTATTTTTCATGTTGATTGTTTCTGCTACAGTACGTTCTTCTTCATTTTCTCCAATTTTAATCTTAACTTTTGTTACTGCATTTGAAAGCATTACTGCTCTCTGCAGAGCTTCAAGTCTACTCATAAGATCTACATCTTTGTCGTAACATCCTGTAATAATCTTCTCATATTCATCAACATCCATTCCGGAAATTTTTGACTGAGAATTTTTTTTGCAAGATACAAAAATTGAATTGTAAATCTCACTCTGGATTCTGTCTTTAAGGATTTTAATTTCTGCTAACGCTTTATGTACTGTCATAGTTTCTTTTGTCATAATTTTCTTCTCCTTTAAATTGAATTTTATTCTTTAAATTTTTAACTTTGAAATACTCATTTCTGAGTTAACGGCACCTGTTGGAATCGAACCAACATCTGATGATCCAAGGTCATCCGTGATAACCATTACACTAAGATGCTTTATATTGACGGTTGCTACACCGCCAAATATATCTTCGTCAGATAAAATTCTATTCACTCAGATTCGCTATTTTCTGAACCGCTCTCTTATGAACTGCTGCTACAGTTTCCTGGCAGTATCGCCCTTGTTCCATACCAGTCACTTGTATGTACTCTCTGTTTTCTAAGTTAGGCTTCACCTTACTTAATGTAAGGACCGTAAGTTAAGTTTATCGTCATTCTTATCTGGACTCTCTATTATTTACTTCTAAATTGACATTCAATTTATTTTAAAAAAGTACCTCTAACCGAACTTGATACCGAAAAGTTTTTAATTACAGTTACTAAGCTTTATTGTTAATTCCCAGAAATTAATTTGAATATTCTTCTGTACTTGTATCCGTAAACTTTATACTATAATGAATAAGAAAAATTCTAACTATCACTCTAACAATTAACCCAAACAATAACTCACTTACTTGTGTTAAATGTATATTTACTTTTATATAAATAATCTATATGTAAAAGTAACTGTAATACGGAAGATTGATTACATTAACTACTTCCCATTAGAGGTCAATATCAATCTCAAATTTGTACTCTGCTGAACTGTTTACAATATTAAGTTCTTCCTGAATTTCTGAAATTTCGGTATACACACTGTCATATTTTTTCTTTGCGTCCTCAAGATCATAATTCAAATAAGTGTATTCAATATCTTTGTTTATTGAAGTGTTTCTTATCTTTTTCTGTCTGGTAGCAAGTCTGCTATAAATACTCTTCTCTCTTTCGAGTATAGCTAATCTAATAATGTTGTCACCGACAGTAAATCCATTCTTCATAACTACTGAGTTATTAAACACAGATTTTGCATGTCTGATTGTAATAATTTTCTTATCAATCTCATCAATCTGTGAGATAGTCTCATTCAGATTGAATTCTGCTTCCTGCTCTGCTTTGATCTGGTCGTAATTCTCAGTTATTGCCACAATGAATGTTGACATTTTAGAAATCTTATCTGTGAGAATACCTTTTTCTTGCTCTAACTTCTTAATCAGCTTATTGGCTGCATCAGATGTAACTTTAATCATTTATTATTACCTCCATATTTATTACTTCCGATTCTCTTTGCTTTTTGTTTCAGTTTTTCATTAATCTCTTTCATCTGCAGCGTAATGATTTTGTTCTGCAAGTAAGCAGGATTAATTGGAAACTGTTCATCTCTAAGAATTACTTCCGAATCTGCCTCAAATTTATTACACATTTTTACCGCTTCATCGTGATCAAAATTTTTCATTTCAATCTTAATGTCAAATCGTCCATCTCGAATAAGAGCAGGATCTAGTCTATCAATATAATTTGTTGTTGCTAAAAATATTGTTTTCTTACATGAGTTAATTCCATCTAAGAGTTGCAATAATGCTTGAAAATTTTCTTTGTCTGCAGAGGTAACACTATTATCACGTTTACTTACCAGAACATCGATATCTTCTAACACTACAACAGAATCTTCTAATTTTTTCCAAAATTCATTCTTTGAAATTAATTTTGATAAATCATTCAATGTGAACTTAACAAGAGTTAAGTCGTACTTTGTTGCCAAGACCTTGGCAAAAGTGGTTTTACCAGTACCAGGTTCACCATAAAGAAGGATGCCAATTTTGTGATTAATTCCACACGATGTAAAATACGTTTCAGAATTCAACCATGCGTCCAAATAGCTAAATATTTCATTTTTTTCTGGGAATATAATTGCGTTTTCTGAAATACCATCAATTTCATCGTCAAGTTCATTTGTCATCTTATCTGTTTTATCAATTTGCAGAGTATCTATTGTCATATATTTACTATTATATTTATCGCAAAATTTTCTAAAAAAATCTGCATGTTCTTTTCTATGAGGACCGATAAAATAAATATTTGCATAATCTAAAAAACTACCCTTACTTAATTTGGCAACCACTTTAGTTTTATCTTTGCAAGTAAATACAAATTTTCGTTCATATGGAAGCATATAATAAACTCTATCGTTTCTCACAAAGCACTGTTTATATTCCTCTATATCACCAATATATTTTTTGTATAGTTTTGGATCGAGTTTATTTAAATACCAGCAAATATTTTTAATATCATCAGAATATGATGTAAAAAATCCAACAATTAATTTGTCTTGAAGCCTATTAATCTTATCAACAAAATAATTTTTTCCAATCGTAAATAAAAAATCATTCACGTTGTATTCAATGGCATTTTTAATTCCAAGCTGTTTTGTTAAATTTGCTGCATCTTGGAAATTATGTAGCAAAGCACCGGCATTAAAATATCGTGTATAATTTAGCATTTAATATCTCCAATCTGTTTATTTACTAAATACCCTCTTGAACACTATATAGTTCGTGCCTCCAGGAATCGCAAATATAATATTCTCAAAAGTATCGGTATAATATGCTTCTAATTCTTTTTTAAAACTATTCGCAACAAATTCTGCATTATTACCAAATACACCACATCCCCATGCACCCAAAATTAACGTATTAACTTCCTCTTCTTTTGCAATATCGAGCATAAAATGAATTCTCTCCACCATTGCAGAATTGCAGTCAAAGTCAGATTTACCACAATATTTCTGAGCTACAGTTTTGTTTGGTGCTGCACAAGTAATAACATCTACATAAATTTCTTCATCATCTCTTATGAATAAAACATCAGGATTATATAACGCACGATTTGTATATAATGCGAAGTTCTTAGTCATTCTATTGAATTCATAATAATCTTCATCAAATTCAGATAATACATTATATAAGAAGGAACTATGGCAAAGCATTTCTTCCTGTGCAGAAGATCCATCTAAAAATTTGCCACCTGGATTTTTATAGCTTGCAAAATTAAGAACTGCTGTTTTACCTGTATTTTCATAAGAAAATATTGCCTGTACACTATCCATGTCTTCTACAGTGATTTTCTGATGAAAATCCGGCTTACTATCGCATTCTTTTTTACAATAAAATCCTTGATCATATACTTTTGTATTGTTTACACACTCAGTAATTTCCAAACTATATAACTCTTCCATTTTATTTGTGTGGGCATTTGCCTTTTTCTTTAACTCATTTTTTCTATCCCAATATCCCATTACCAAATCCTCACAATCTGGCGATATAGTAAAATTTCTTTATCATTTATCTGCTTATCATCATGTAAGTGTCCGAAGAACCATTTTTTAAATTCACACTTATATTTAATTTCTTCTAAATATGCATTTAGTTCATCTGTCTTAAAAGACCCATGACTATACAAAGCTTTTGTACTTGAAGTACAGTCATGTGTAATTATATAATCAACTTTCCAGTTGTTATTTTCTAAATTATCTAATCCAATTTGCATCTCTTCTTGAGTTGGCATTTCTTCTTCCCACCATGAGATGCCTTTTACTCTATAAAATAAATTATCTTTTCTAAGTTGTTTTTGTTTCTCTGTAAAGTCTGGATCATCTAAATCAAGCAAATTCTCAATATCATGGGATCTTGCACCGCCGAAAATAAATATTGTGCAGCCATCAATATTAAAAACTTGACCTCTCATTAGATGAAGTACATGTGGTCTAATCTCATGAACTAATCCACCATTCCATTCTTTTACAGGATAGTCATATAATCTATTGAATGCCTCGTGATTACCGTCTACAAAAAGAGTTGTAAATTTTTTGGCTTCAAGCCAGTTAAGCCAATACTTTTCTGAATGTGTTTCAGTTAGATAATTCCAAACCAATCCGAAGTCACCACAAATAATTACATAATTTTCATTTTGATCAGTAAACGTTTTCTGCTCTGGAAAATTATCCATACTTAGTCTTGTTACATCACCATGCGTGTCACCTGTTATATAAATCACTGCTTTTCTCCAATTAATTCTTTATATTTTTCAATATCTACAACTGCATATTCACCGACTTCATATTCAAAATCATTTGTACAATTTGCTAATTTATGTACATCATTAAACTGAGTGCAACGTTTTTCGCACATATATCGGTTTTTATAAAATGATCCGCCCTTGCATTTTGTTGCTCTGACAATTTTTTTAGTTTTTTTATCTCTTAATGCGTATAAAACCTCGTAATCCTTATTTTTACTCATAAGATCCATCCTTTTACCATTTTCTCCAACCACCGGCTCCATCAGATACAATATCGCATCCGCAAATTTTACATTTCTTCCGAACACCTTTTGAAAAATGATGATATACTCCACTTGGCTTATGCCAACCTAAAATGTCATGACATAATCTTTTTAATGGAGCAAATGGTGTAAACATCCAGATCATTGCCAATATCCATGTAAATAAGCAAATCGGAAATACTACACATAAAATCAACATAATAAATGTTTTAATTATTATCATATCTTCTCCATTTCTCTGGTCCACCAGTTAAGGCAGACCAGATTATTATGTACAATTAGTTATTTTGTCCAATCGCCTGCAAATGCTTTTGGCTTCTCTGTCTTGATTTTCTGGATAGCTCTTCCAAAAGCAATCTCCTTCTTACCAGGTTTCATCCCAGACTGTGCAAGAACAGTCACATTTTCAGTAACTTTTGTCCATTTACCATCTTCACCTTTCACCTTGTAAGTTTTTTCTGTTTCTTCATAAACTTTGTTCCATGCATTTTTCTTTGTCATGTTTTCACCTCATATTGATATAATTGTTTTAAAACATATAGCACATAAGCTATAAATTTTTTTACATAAACATTTTTGCTAACTCCTGAAGCTCAAGTTCAGTACGTTTATCATCAGATAACATTCTGTTTAGCGTTGCTTCTGTCTCTTTTAATTTCTTCTCTTTTTCAGCTCTGGTTAATACAGAAATCTGCATATCAATATCATGCATCCATTTGTCAATTGAGAATCCTGAAATAGTAAATTCATCAATTCCAATTTCAAGATCAGCTGCAGCCATAGCATAAGTATGTAATTTTACTTTCAGTAACTTAAGCTGCTCAACGCTCATTACACGTAAGTTTAAATTATCTACATCCTGTCTAAGCACTGTTGAGGTCTCAGCCTGTAATGTTCTCGGCAATTTCGCAAGCTCTGCTTTCTGCTCTTCCACTTTTTTCTTAAGCTGTAAAATCATTTCATCATTTTTTGTTGACATAATTTTTATCCTTTCTTTTTAATAATAAATTAAGTTATTATTGTAATAGTTATGGAATTCTTTGCCATCAATATGTTTATAGATTTTGTATTTTGGCTTTATCTCTTTATATAATTCCGATGGCAAATATTCTTTATTTTGATATAAATATGTTCCATTACCTTTATCAATCACTTCTTTTTCTTTACAATAGTTATTTAAGAAACTTGTATACTTGTATTTCTTTATGCGCTCAATAAATTTATCGTATGGTAAATCAAGTGATGTTTCAGATGTGAAATCAATTGGATTATAGTTGAAATGGTTATTTTCAAGATCATCGAAATATTCTGCATAATTCTGTGATGGCTTTTCATCTACACAATCAATCAAAATATCACCAATACTTTTTCGTGCCTCAAAACGATATTTTTGAAAAGAACTGTAATTGTCATGACCGATATAAAACCAATAATATTTTCCTTTATTAACATTCTTGTAGGCAGTGTTTTTATTATTTGGCACTAATGTCCATGTATCATCTAAATCAAATTCCCATTTTCCATCCCTATCTTTATTTAATGACCAATACCATTCTCTTCTAAAAGTATTAATAAGTTTTTCCCACTTATCAAATCTACCCATATATATCCATTGTTCATTATTTTTAGTTAAATATGTAGCTCCAATAATAAGATCTTTACCTTTAAATTTCTTCCCATTTTGAATTTTGTCTGTTCGAGTTTTTATCTCTTTGTAATCAGGCGAATCTACAGGAATCAAAATTAAATCTTTTCTATCCCAGCCATATACAAATTCTCCATCAAGTCCCTTACCTTTTAGACAATCACAATTCTCTAAAATATAAAGTAAATTATTAATTGTGATTTCGAACTCAAATCCTCTAGGATCATATATTCTACAGTAAGCTTGTCTGTGATTTCCCCAATCACCGGAATAGTCTCCTACTTTTTTATTTAGTACAAATCCTCTAGTTGGTTCATTATCAAAATCATCTGGTTCAATTTTTTCATCTCTCCAGTTATTCCAACTTGTTTCTTTACGAAGCTTATTTTTTTCATCATAATAGATTACATAGGCAAGCTTCTTAGTATAGGTATCATATCTGTTTTGATACCCTACTTTAATTTTCTTAGGAATATAAATACTCATTCAGTTTCCCCCTTATCATCGTAATACCATCGTTTATCAATCAAACCCTTGATAACACCGCTTTGCTCCATTCCAATCCACTGATCCAATGTAAGTGGCTTATAATCAGACAACATACAGAAACAGTCGATCATTTGAACAGGAATTGTTTTTTGTTCATCATCATATTTTGATTTACGTAATGTACTTCTCGTTATGTCTTTGAACTGTTCCACTAATTCCTGATCTTCCGTAAGATGAGTGTGTCCATGCAGCATCCAGGTAATGGGTGTACCATCTTTATCAGTACGAAACTGTCCATTGTAACAAAATATTGGATAGTGACATAAAACTACCTTTCTTCCATCGTCATGCATTTCTGCATAAGGTTTAATCCATTGAAATAATGACTGATCAAATTTCCTATCCTGTAAAAACTTATCATGTCCACCACTCACTAAAAACTTCTTCCCATTTAATTTGCGAAGTATTTCGTTGGTTTGCTCACCTTTGCCAAGTGAAAAATCACCAAGTATAACAACTTCATCATTTTTTCTTACTACAGAATTCCACTGCTTAATCATATAATCGTGCATCGCTTCCAGCGATTCAAAGCCACGTTTATCCATAGCGGTATTCATCCGTGTGTGATGAAAATGGTTATCTGCAATATAATATCTCATTAAATACCTCCGATTGAATCTTTACAAGTTTTTGTAACATTATCATAATTTAGTTTGTCGCTATATTTCATCCACTCTTGCAACTCAGAATAACCACATGAACACTCATGTATAACAATAGGGTATCCATAATCGTATTTAATTGCAGAACTCATATATTGACCACATTTAGGACATTTCCTCGTCATTATCCTCTTCTCTTTCTGCATATAATTTAGCATCAATATCGTTTAAAATATCTTCTTTGTCGTTATCCAACCTGTCATTAATTACTTCCTCTAATGCATATTTAAGCCATTTTCCGACATCTGGTCCTTCCGGTACGCCAAGTTCCATAATATCCTTCCCATTTATAGCCAAATCTTTTATAGAAAAACACTTCGCTTCTGCCAGAACTTCATTTAATATTTCTTCTGCACGAAAAATTTCCCATAGACGATCTTTTGCATAATACGGATTGTGTGCCATAATATCGCAGAATCTTACATCTAACAGTCTTCTAAGTTGTGCTTCACCAAGTTTATTCAGATATTTTTTAATTTTATTCGGTTTTGGTACAATTGTCATATCATGACTTGCTACAAGTTCTACTACAGATTCCCTAATCTCGTTGGAAAATTTTAGTCTACGAAGTAGTGACTCAGTAATCTCTGCACTTTTAACAGCATGTCCATAAAAATGCTCAATCCCTCGATCTACCGTTTTTGATTCAGATTTGCCAATATCATGCAATAAGATAGCAAGTCTGGTTTCTAATTCATGTATTCTACAAGCTATTAATGCGAATCTAGTGTGATTCCATACATCATAAATGTGATACATATTATTCTGAGAGCAGCCCATCATCTTACTTAACTCAGGAATTGCTGGTGAAATATCAATATAATAATCAAGTACATATTCCGGATGATCTGAAATAAGAATCTTACACAGCTCTGATTGTATTCTTTCTGCAGAAATCTTTGACAAACCATCATTTGTTTGTACCATTGCAATATTGGTATAGTTTTCAATATGGAATCCTAATTGGGCGGAAAACCTTACAGCTCTCATAATACGTAACGGATCTTCTGTGAATCTATCAACAGGTGTGCCTACACATCGTATAACTTTATTCTCAATATCTTTTAGTCCATTGAACGGATCAATAAATCCATCATCGTCATTATAAGCAATTGCATTCATTGTAAAATCACGTCTTGCTAAATCTTCGTGAATATTTCCGATAAATTTTACAGAATCTGGATGGCGACTATCAGTATATTTTCCATCAGTTCTATAAGTAGTTATCTCGTATCCACGATAATTTACCATGACAGTTACAGTGCCATGCTGCAAGCCTGTTTCTACTACACGAAATCCTTTACTACGGAACAATTTACATACGTCTTCCGGTAAAGCGTTTGTGCAAATATCCCAGTCGTGTACAGGTAATCCTATAATAGAATTTCGTACAGCTCCACCTACAAGATAGGCTTCATAACCATTACGATTAAGCACATAGAATATAGATTTTACGGACTCTGGTAATACAATACCCTCTATCATTTTTATTCTCCTTTCTTTAAGATTTAATGTGCAGATAGGGATTTGAACCCTATATAAGCAAATTTTATCAATTTTGTTTACTGACATAAATTCGCCATTATAATATGCCTAATTTTGTAAATAAAGCATTATTATACGCATATGTCCATTCTGCCACTGCACGACCTAATTTTTTAAATGCATCTAAAATATTAATAGTGGTGTGCTATTACGCCAAAAGGGGACTTGTCCTTACCTGTTAAGGGGTGACGTATCATAACTCTTTACATCCTATTCTTTTACTCTTTTATCTTCGATTGAAGTTTTTCATACCTTCAGATTTAAAGCCCTACTCCTTAGATGATGGCTGCTTTTAAGCCAACATTCCACTATTTATTACTTCTATTTCTTTTTAGCTTTTAACTCTGCCAATTTCTTCTCAATCTCTTCATTTTTCATTTTCTGATCCAGGCGTTGCTTCTGTACGGCAGTAGAATTTTCATAAGCAACTTTTACACCATCAGCTGCTTCTTTCTGTTTCTTAATCCCATCACGTACTTTTTCAAGCATCTTATCTTCTTCGGCAGATGATACTCCTGTTGTTGCCTGTAGTGATTTTGTCACCTGGACTGTTTCAAGTGTTAAAACAGCATTATCTTTTTCTGCTTTCAGATCAGATAACTGTGTCCGAATACCCTTTACAGTTTCTTCCTGAAGCTTTGCATTTTCTTTCAATCCAGTAAGAGCATCTTTAATAATCGCAACCTTTTCTTCTAAATCCTGCTGCTCTTTAAGATAAACTTTTGCACCTTCGTCATCGTTTTTCTCAACACAAGAATTGATATTAATTTCAGTTTTCATAAGATCTTTTTTATATCCACGAATCTGATCCTCGTAGTTTGAAATTTTTCCAAGCATCTGTGTATAAATAACATTAGCTTTTGCCAAATCTTCTTCTTTCTTTTCGATTGCGACATTATAATAAGCTTTTGCACCTTCAGGCGTAGAAGCATCTTTGCTAATTGCTTCTGCAGCCGTTCCGGACGCTCTAAGCTTTAATCTTTTACCTGTTTTTGTTCTCAAGAAGAAAAATAAAATTGCTAATACGACAATAACTAATAAAACTGCACCGAATGTAATTTTCATAATTATCCTCTAAATACCTTTCCTTCAATTTTACGTTTTCCGTCTGGATCTTCATAGCATTCTCCAGTCTCTGGATTATAATAAAATTCTTCATATCTGTCCACGTAATGTTTCAGTTCCAAGTCTTTTCCCTCATCAATGTTAAATCCAAATGTTTTAAAAAGTTCTGAAGCTCCATTAATATATCCAAAATTACTAATCTGACCGGCAAGATCATCTAACTGAATTTCCAGTGATGTCTTTGTTTCTTCGATTTCATCAATGGTCGAAATTGTCTGACCGTTTACTGTGTCAACACCAACATTAGTTACGAGCATCTTTCCTTCACCGTCTGTTACCGTTGTTCCGGAAAACAGTGCGTAAGAATTTGTATAATCACTTGAATCCGCTTTTCTCTGACCACCAAATGCGATAGGTGAATCTTCTTTATCCCATGCTGTTTTTTTGCAAGGCTCTGACTCTCCATTCAATACAGAGTTGTCAACTTTTACATTTCCTTCTACCAGATAACCATCTGCATGAATGGCTTCTCCGGACTGAATGATAACCAGATCACCGACAACCAAATCATTTGTATTGATATGCTCGATTTTTCCATTTCTGATTACATTACAATAATGAACTGATGTCCTATCCTTCAACTCTTTTGTACTTTTCTGGCTTTTCAGTCCGGTGTTCATTCCTAACAATGCGATTGCCAATAATACTACTGCTACACCAATCGGCTCTGAGTAAGATCCCTGTCCAAACACTGCAATAACTGTAAATACAATCATCATTGCTAAAAGAATCTGATTTATGTGATCTTTAAATGTTTCCATAAAGAACTGAAACCATGTTTTCAGCTTTTTCTCTGGCAGTTTATTACTACCATACTTTTCTCTCTGCTTTTCTACTTCACTACTTTTTAAACCGTACAAAATTAAATTTCTCCTTTCACAATTCTTTCGTTTACAGACATAACAAACTCATTGATTCTTTTATAATCCGGACTGTCTGGAAGTGATGTGTTTTCTGCATCATATTTCAGTCTCTTTTCCAACTCGTTTACCATCTCAAAGAATTCTGGAATTGGCTGTTTGTTTTCATCCAAATATTTACCGTTTCTAATATCCATCAACAAATCATGTTCTTTTTCTCTGTATGTAATAATCTTCTCATTTTCCAAAATATCAAAACACATATAGTATAGGCGAACCAGGTGCATCATGTGTTTCGACAACTTTCCATGCTCTACCGCATGTTTATTACGCTTACCAATTTTCGAGTAATCTTTAACAATATTATTCATTTCGGACCACATAGACTTATAGTCACGTAATGGATAATGCTTCAGATTAATATCCATGTAAATCTCTGTATCAAAATCTTCTTGATGAGATTTATCAATATAAAGCTTAATAGAGTCTTCTGGAAATGAAAAATATTTCTCAGGGAAAGTATAAAATGCATTGTTTATCGAATTTAAAATATGTTGTTCACGCTCTGTTTGTCCTACTAAACGAGCTGCCTTGTTATTTGTTCTTCTTAATTGTTGCGAAGCATAACCACCAAATGAATAAATTGCCCTTTTAGATAAAAACATATGTGCATTATTTAATATTTCTTGTCCAATTGGATGAATATATAAATAATGTTCTGGTTTAAGCCCTCCTAGCTCAATAACATTAGGGTTGCAAGCTGCCATAAGATAAATAATCTTATTAAACGCATAAATAGTTGTATCTGTATCTTCGTTGATAAATTGTTCAAAATTCTGGTTAGTGAGAATTTCATGCTTTTTATTTAAGCAAATTCCCCTCAAATCCAAATCGCTCGTTCCGTCAGATTTTTGAGTACCATAGCTATAGCTTCCACCTAACCCCAACAAAATAATGTTGGAGCCAAGGTGTTCATTATTTCTCAGAAAATCATAGTCCGGACCAGCTACCTTTTTCTTAATTTCTTCAATCGTCATATTAATCAAACCTATCTACTTTAATCATTTTCACAGTATTTCCAGTAGTTACCTTAATAACCAGATTCCATTCTTTATCTTTACTATAACCAACACCACAAGCACTTGCTTCATCTTCGCCCTCAATAGGTGTTGACGCAGTATACGCTTCAAGTGTTTTCCTAATTTCCTGTAGATCACCTTTAAGCATCTCAGCAAAGAAACCACGTCCAACTCCGCCTGTCATATCTTTACAGTCTTTCAATAAGAAGAAAGTGTGTTCACCAGATCGTTTATATGGATTTTCTCCCCACATGTTTGGAGACGGAATAATTGCAACAACTTCTGAGAATCCGTTGCTGATTCCCCAAGTTTCTTTAGTTTCTGTCTTTTTAGAATTTGCAGTAAACTTAGGATCTTCTCCATGCTTATAATCAAATTCAAATACTACGTCTGTATTTCTTCTAGAACCATCGCTTATAAGATTTCCATTATAAGTATAAATTTTTCCATTTACTTCAAGCTCTAATTTATATGGATTCTGGGTTGCTCTATTTGTATAGTTATTGACAAAGAATTTATAACGTCCCTCTGGAGCAGTACCAGTTGCCCAACGAATATTCTCGACAGGTGTTACTGTTTCGCCATTAACATTTGCATCAACATCCAATGAACCATATCCATGATTTTTATGACCAAAATAAATTTCTACTCCATCAGGACAAATGCAATGCACATCAAGGTCGGTACGTGTATTCCAGATTAGAGAGCATCTAATCTCGCAACCTTCATATTTTGCACCTTTCTCTTCAAGTCTCTCACGGATTATAGAATCAATACCACTCTGGTAATACCAAGAAAATGGATTATCCCAGTTCATAATATTTTCAGATTCCGGAACCGCAGCTGTTACCATTCCCATAAGATGAGTTGTTCCATCAACCTTTACTTCCAATTTATCTGCGGTAGGAAGAATTGTTTTTCTGAATTTATCCCATGTCATAGTTACCTGTGGAATTACAGATTTTGTTTCATTACTATCTACAGCTTTAGTCTGAACTCCTGAAAATACTCCAGTCTTTACTTCATCTTTCTTTTCAGTTTTACTCTTCCAAATAAATTCATTCTCAGGAAGCTCATCCAGTTTTGCATATCTTCTTCTAAGTGAATCTGCAAGACCAAGTTTTTCAATAAGTTTTTCAGCACTTTCAACAGCTCTCTGAGTAGGTGCAGACTGTGAACGTCTATAATTCTCGGCACTCATATTTGTCTCAAATTTTCGTTTGATTGTATCAAAGTCATCTCCATCTACAATATAATCAAGTAATGTACCTAACATACTTCCGGAAATATGAGTAAATCCATTTGGAGCTGTAGCAGCATATTTCCAAATCATATTGGTGTGCTGTGGCTGATCATTGATAGAAGCAATCTTCTCTTTTGTTTCCTTAAACCATTTACACATTGCTACATAGCTGCTACCTCTATATAAACTTCCGGATTCTAATAAATTAAGTGCCTGATCAATCTGTGACATGGAATACTTCTCAAGTGCTCTTTTCAGCATTCCATAATCTTCAGCTTTCTCAGCAGATACCTGTGATGCATTTTTTACTCTTGATGTATTGATCATTACTCTTGGAAGTTTTACAGAAAAATGATGGAATCCATTAGTATCATATGTTCCAAGATCCACATAGTCTGATACGAATATATCCTGGACCTGTGTAGATTCAACAATCTCTTTCATCTGTGTAATTGGCTCAATAAACATTCCAGGAATATTTTCAACATTCCAAATAGCAGACTCAGTTGTTCCATCTTCTTTAATAAATACAAGTCCACCAAATCGATCTACAAAGTGTTTACAAGCTCTACATGTATATTCCTGTTTGCAAGCATCTGGAAGATAGTAAAGAAATGTGTCAAATAAGTCAGATACGCTTGTTCTAAACAATGGTGTTTTTACATTGTCTTTTAATTTTGATGCAAAAGTTTTCTTAATGTTTTCAATAAGTTCCTCATATCCATTGTTCTCATTTTTCCAGATTTCCGGATCATACATCTTCATAATTTTTTCTCCTTATTTTTTATTCAAAATATTTTTTAATGAGTTTCTTGGCAGATTTATCAGGAAGTAATTTTATAAGTCTGATAATTTCTTTAGTACATTCTCTCTCAAAATCATTGTCTGAGTCCTGTACCTCTTTATTGAATTTATCAATATATGAATTACTTACTTTCTGCTCCTTAATACTTTCTTCTCTCTTTTCTTTCATTTCATTCTGAATTTTCTTTGCTCTTTCAATATAGTCATCTGCAAGAAAATCGTCATACTGCATACTTACAGCATCTCTGATCTTATTTGTGAGATCCACTGAAAGAATTGTTACAGCACCCATCGTTGGACGCATAACTGAGAGAAGTCCTTTTTCACTCATTCCTAACTTCTCATAAACTGTTTTAGCTCTACTGAAAATTTCTCTATCTGTCATTTCATAGAAAATTAATTCTGCTTTTGTCATATATATTCTCCTTTTTAAAACTAATCAATTGCTATAAAATCAAATTCTTCTACTTTATAATTATCGCTCTCATAATGACGCAAATTAACTTCTAAATCATCAAATGGAAGACACGCAGATGCAACACGCATGTTCTGAGGATAATTTTTCAGAACATCAATTAATTCTTTTACAGTTTTTACCGTCATTTGTATACTCCTTTATTGATTTTTCAAGAGAATTGTATTACAGTTATCAATTAAGATATTAGTAGTTCCATGGATACCACACCAGGAGCGTTGCACGTCACTATATCCTGGTGTAGAACCTGTGGAAGTGCTTAAAGCACGTTTAACATATGATTATGAAAGGATAGACCTTATGATAAAGATCTTATTATCTGGTAGCTTTGGAATTACTATCATTTATGCTATCTGTCATATTACTTCTATAGTCGGAAAGTGCTATTTAGTACGAAAAGTCACTGAATCCAACTTATCTGACGAACAAGTAGAATCAATAGCAAAAATGATGTCTAAAGATATCAATATTAATATCCCAAAATAATGCTATCTTAATTAAACATATGTTCCTTCTTTTTGATGGGCTGTAGTTGTTATACAGTCCATCTTTTATTTTAAGAGTATTAATACTCATAAAACCAAGCTTCTATTTTTTCCATTTATAATGCAATGCTACTACAAATACACATATCAAGAAAATTACAAGAATTCCTAAACTAATCCACAGTGGAATTAAAACAACTGCCCATGACCATGTGATTAATCCGGTAAGCTTAAGTACCAGAAACACAATTTGTAAAACACCTAGAATTCCAATTCCACTTGAACTGCTACTATTTCTTTTATTGCTCATTTTTCCATTCCTCCTCTTGATGATCCATGTCATCTAATTGTTGTTTATCATGCTTTTTCCAATCCATACCAACACCATATCCAAAATTTGTTCTCCAATTTGCATGTCGCTTTTTCCAATTGGTTTTTTTCTTTGTATAACGAAATGCATTCATCTCATTATTGTTTTTTAATTTCCCATCACATAAAGAATCATCTGAATTATGTTGGTATGCTTTTAACTTCCTTTTTCTCTGCCTAATTACTCGAAAAGTTTCCTTACGTCTTTCTGCTCTATCCATTCATTACCTACTTCCAAAATAAAACCAAAAATGTTGCAGCAATTTGTGCTAAATGAATTAACTGATCCTGAATCAAATTAATCTCTTTCTTATTGGCTTTCATATTATCAGTGATCATGTGAATTATTATATTAAGCACAAACACTAACGGATAATAATGTCCACCAAATATAATTACATACAAGGTTGGCGCAAGCATCATCATAAATGTCCAACTAAAACTATGCATAAATAACGCCATCATATAATCATGCTTATATAAATCATCTGGAGCATTTTTCTCCCACCACGATTTTTGTTTCGCAGACGCTAACCATCATTGAAGATAATAGTCATCCACTATATGACAAAAAATCATACTGATTAAAATAATGAAATATTTCATCTACAATACCTTCTTCCCTATTCAATTTTTATTTATTCTGGAAATTAACTGCGGAATCGCAGCTATAAGAATTAATCCCAGGAGATTTTATCTCCATCTATTTTGTATCTTTTGTAATATTTCATTCCCATGTCAAGCAAAATTTGTCTATATTGCTTCTTATACGTATTCCATGGATTAAAATAATATTCATCGTTTGCAAATATAAATGTTGTATGTTTTTTACCTTCCATCATTGCCATAGATATTCTTCTATTTTGGTCATAAACAGCACTATTAAATACATCCTTTATACGTTTATTAATTTTGTAACATTCTACTTTTTTAGTAATAAAAGGAATTTTATATATACTTTTTTCAATTTTTTCTTGCAGCATTAAACATATAAGAAAAATTATTAAAATGGTAAAAACCATAATACCAATAATAGCTATAATTGTACTGAACATAAATTTCTCCAATCAAACTAAATTTTTATGCGATCAATAAATTCTCTACTCTATTAATTTCTTCTTTTAATCGCTTAAGTCTATTCTGAATAAGGATATTAAAGCCTTTTACCGCATCTTCATATGTATCAGCATAAATCCTCGCATAGCAGCTAACACCATTTTTCTTTAATTCACCATTCTTTTTATATTCATAAAACATAAAATCAACTATTCTACCTTTTACTGGTTTACAGAAGAAATTGGTCGCCCTTTCATCTTCTAAATAAGCAAATGCAAAAACATCTCCGTCCTTAATTTCATCTTCTCTATATTGCAATCCTGCCTCTTCAAAAATTTTATGAGTATAATATTGAAGCGCACCGCCAATAGTATATTTATCAATTTTATAATGTATCATTGTATTCTCCTTAAAATTTCTATACTTCGTTTGTTAATGCGTGTCGTAACATATAATCACAACATCTCCTTAAATATTTTCCGAAACTTTTTAATCTATCTGCCGATAAAGTAAATCTGTACCCTGTATTATCAAAGTCCCATAAAGAAAATTCATAATAATCTGTTTTTCTATATTTATGAATAACCCAATTTACTCCATCTCCAAAAGTAATATGCTCATGATCTAATATTGGAGTTATATGTGTTTTTCCATCAGCATCTTCCCATATATACTCTTCTTTACCATCAGCCAAAATATTACAAAATTCTGCAATTAGTCCAATAATTGAATTTTCATCTCCAAGACATTCAAAATATCTTGCGTTCATCATCCAATTTGGTCCTTCATCTTTATACTGACTAAAGATAGACCATACATAATCCACTTCATAAACTTCATCCCAAGACTTTGGTGGTTTTGAATATTTACCATAACAGCGTGATTTCCTCGGATAAAATCTGAAGAGTAATCTTGTTTCTTCGCCTGGATAATCATCTTCTTCCAAGATAAAATCAATCTTTTGTTTCTTCATTCAAAATCTCCTTACTAAGTTCTTCATAGTATTTATTAATTTGATAATAACAGAATACATTATTCAACGAATATCCTTCATCACATTTTTTCATAACCTTGCTGAAAAAAAATAGAAAACTCTTCTTCGTTATAATTATCAAAGCACTCTTGATACCATTTTTGAACTTTTTGCCTAATAGTAAATTTTCTTTTATTCATAAATTTTCTCTGTAAAAACTAAATTCTATAACCCCAACAAACAATCCGAATAATATCAGTATCTACTTTTTCATTTCCAAATACATCCTGGAGTATATAATAACCATTCAAATTTTTTCCTAAATAACTTATATCTTCATATAAAATATATTCAGTACGATTGCTACCAATGGAAACTAATGCTATAAAACTTATCCTATAGCTTTTAGGAGGATCTGACTCTCTCCACTGGTATGATGTAGTCATAGACCAATAAGGTCATCCACATCATATTCTCTAATCTATATCCTGGTTGGTAAGAGGATTCTCCTCCATAATCACTCCAACCATAGATACGTGTATAAGTTACATACATTTTTGTATGATTATTCACTCCTAGACTATGTCTGTTACATAAGGTATTATTTTCCATTGGATAGGGAAAAGGACGATTTTCTCCTAGGGAGCTGGCTTATGTCCAGTAATACCCGTAACTTAAGACTGTCATTCCATCAATGAAAATTTATGTTTTAGGCTGGTTGGGAGCAATTAAGCTATACCCGTATAACGCGCCAGGTAGTGTATTCATTGTTTTTTATGGAACCCTATCGGAAGGAGCATATAATGCATAACAAAAACTATATTTCCGTCGGCATTGATGTCGGTTCAGCTTTTAGCTTTATGACAATTCTTGCGCCAGACGAAACAGTGATCTTGAAACCTTTCAAGATTACTCACAATAATAAGGATTCTTTGGAACGAGCTGTTTCTGAAATTAAAAAAGCAGAAGAGCTGTATTCCTTAGAAAGTCGCACCTTTCTAGAATCCACTGGGATTTATCATTTCCCGCTCTTCTGCTATCTTGTTGATTGTGGTTTTAACGCGTCCATAATCAATCCTATTATTACACATTCTACTAAGAATGGAAATATCAGAAAAGTAAAAAATGATAAAATCGATTCTAAAGGTATTGCCAAACTAGGATTATCAAAAGATATTCCTGTTTCCCAGTTCCCAGCAAAGCTGGTTCTTGAACTGCGTAGCCTTACCCGTAAGTATTACGATTTAACTGATGAGCGTTCTGCTCATATCAATAAACTTAAAGGAGACCTGCATACCGTGTTTCCTCAGTATCTTGACGTTTTCTGTGATGTTACCGGCAAGACCTCAACAATGATTCTTCGCCAGTACGGTACTCCAGACAAGATACTTCGTGGTCATAAGAAGACCATGATTGAAAAAATATCAAAAGCTTCACGAAAAGGTCTTGCCAAAGCTTCTGAAAGATATGAGAAACTCTGTGCTGCAGCTAATGCTGCAAAGACATTTGGATGTCAAATAGACAGTATCTACTTCAATATCTTTTTAACTTTGGACCTTGTTGAAAAGCTTGATTCTGCTTTGGATTCCATACTGAATCGTATTAGGCAGCTGATTACATTCAATAAAAACGAGAAGTTTATTCAGCAGATTAAACTTTTAAATACAATCCCAGGTGTTGGCTTTCTGACTGCTGTAACAATCATGTGCGAAATAGGTGATTTCTCAGCATTCCGTAATCCAAAACAACTTTTTGCTTACTTCGGATTAGATCCTGAAGTAAATGAATCTGGAAAATTCGTTGGCACTCAGTTACATATGAGCAAACGTGGCTCCAGAATCGCGCGCCGTGCTATCTTTGCCGTAGCACTCGCCTCCATTCGTACAAAACGTAATGGAGAGGGCATCAATCCATACCTCCGTAAGTATTACGAATTAAAGTCTGGACAAAAGCCTAAGATGGTTGCAATCGGTGCTGTAATGCATAAAGTCTGCAACATCGTATTTGCTGTTCTTCGTGATGAAAAGGCATTTGAGCTTCGGTCACCAGAAGAACACTGTAAGCAGTATCAAAGACCTGCTTTAGCAGCTGCATAAAGATGCAGCTATATAAAACCATAGGAGCTTCTTGACGAAAATCCAAGTGATTTACGTTTGTTAAAGTTACTCATTTTTAGGTTTCAAAACATAAAAGAAAAATATCTATTTTTTGTCTTTTAGGTATTGACTATAACTAGCTGGTCTTATCTACATATCCATTGTACATAGACATTAAATGCCATACTTTTTTGTCCATACAATTACCACAACATTTCCGAAATAAGCCAAGCAGGTCCATCATCAGGTTTGATCTGCCTACAACTCACAGCATGATAATAAGCCTGTTCTCTATTCAGAAATTCTCCATCAGTTGTTATAAATCCTTGTTCAAGTTCTTTGTATCCTATTTTTGGTTCAAAACCAAGTGCTGCCAATTGTCTAAATGGAGCATCGTGTCTCAATCCACATAAAATAACCTCTTGATCAGTTTTCTCAATATAAAACTTTACTGCAGCTGCTATAATCATTTTTTACCGTATCTCTCCTTAAGTTTATCTGTTAGTGTTACTGCCACAACATGTGTTCCAAGGTAATAATTAAGGGCAGTACCGATTAGATCATATACCTCGTCTACAAGGATATTTTCAGGTAATTTAAATCTTATTGATTCAATGTCATTCTCAGTTAACGGTACCGGAATACACAAGTCTAAGTCTTCAGCCATTTTTAGCAAATTAACAGCCCTATCTTTTGTTTTGGTTAATATAGGATATTGAGTTGTTGCGCTTGTATAAAGTAACTGTGCACTCTTTCCGGTACCTCGATCTTTGATAATTAAATTTGTACTCATATATTCTCCTTTACAATCCAAGGTCCATGGAACAAGCAACAATATTCTTAGGCAACGACACACCAACCTTATTACACAAATATTCCGTAAGCGAATCATATTTTTCACATGGTTCTTCTTCATATTCGTCAGGTAAATAATAATTGTCATCCCAGCATATTAAGTATTTTCCATTAACAATTGCTCTGGACGTTGGCTTACCCAAAACACTTCCAGTGCTTGACCTCCACCATGCGTTTTTACCAGCTAATTCAACAAATTCTTCTTCAGAATAGTCACAAATAATATCAAATATATTATCTGTCATGCCCAAACTTCGTAATCAGCACCCTTATAAGTTCTTTCAAACACTCCGCCATCACATGGATATTCTATTCTTCTAAAAAATTTTTCCAAATTATAACCTAAAATTTCTTTCATACTAATCACCACACTCTATGAAATGCAAAATTATCTTCTTCACTCTTAAGTTCAGTACACTCACTATATCTGATAATCTGTTTACAATTTGGGCAGTGAATAGTACATTGCTCTGGTTTTAGATCTATACATCTTGGTACACAGCCCTCATGCTCCTGAAAAATAAATTTGGTTCCACAATTTTTACATATACACCCATACTCTTTTTCTCCACCGTCTTTATAAAGATGATTGTTTTTTATCTGTATAATTTCCATTTTATTTACCTCGCATTTTTTTCAAATTATCAGCATATTCTACTAAATCATTAACCTTACTTCTTGGCACTCTTAAAATCACTTTTTCGTCAGCATCAATATTTTCAAAGAATTTATTAATTTCCTGTTGTTCCTGTTTAAAATCAATGTTCACATTACTATATAAATTTTTTAAATACGATTCTAAGCGATAACCATCTTGCACTGCTTCATGAGCTTCTGTAGCGTACTCTTCTTCTGTGCACGTATCTTTATATACCGTAACACTTCCCATTGTTTCACTATGTTTCCCATCTAATTCACCGCAATATATTTCGTCCGAAATATCATCTTTAATCTTTTCATATGAAGATCTCTTTATCCAGAAACTATCGTAATATTCCGCTTTGCTGTAATAAGCCTCTGCATATACACTAATAAAAACTAAATCCATTTTTCTACCTCGCTCCATTAAAATATTTTACAATCTGACTTCCAACCCAGCGTCCCATTGGAACGGCAACAGCATTACCAATCTGTCTATAAGCATCACTATCACTTCCACAAAATTCAAACCAATCTGGAAAACCCTGTAGTCTTGCATACTCTCTGACTGTATATGGTCGGATTCTATTACCATCTTTAATTAATCTAGTTCCTCTATCTTTTGAATAGTGTGCTACACATGTTGGTGCAAGATCATCACATTCAGGATCAGAAACAATTGGTTTATCTCTATAATTACCATTGATACGATTTAATACATACTGTGGAATATTTACTTCACTGTCTTTTTGAATAATATCTTTTA